GCTGGCCGTTAGACCCGCCAATGATGGCCAATCCAGTGGTTCGCCAGTGGCGTAACTACATCGAGCCGTTGGGTATTGTTGATGGCGGCTGCGGTGTGCCTGCGCTCAACCATCATCGCAATTTGATCACCCCACGGTGGACACAACAGCGTGACGCCTTCGGTGTGACTACACTGCGCAACAACACACCCGAGCTTGGTGCCTATGGCTGGCGCAGTGAAGAATTTGGCGACACAGAGATTCGTACACAATGGCGGACTGTGACTACTTTGGGCGGCGTAATGTCGACGGTTGGTTACCTAAAGATTGCCGACCGCCGTCAATGGATTGAAAACGTAACCATTCCGATAGCTGGTTTTGGCGACACCGTTTGTTATCGTATTGGTTTAGACCCACCATCAAATCGCAAAATTTTGCCACCGTCTATATTTGTGGACGAGTTTACAGACGCTCATCAGCGCGTGCCTATTAAAGTACCCGCCCCGCGTGTTTGGCAGATGATTATTTATGTCACTACACCAGACCCATTTACAAAATTTGGTACGGCTGTTGTTACTTCAAACGTGATCGACCTTGTGTTCAACAGCATTTATACAATAGGCGCACAAGAGAATTTCAAAGGTCCAACTATTCAATTAGGGCGCAGGTATTTGTTGCCAGAAGGGTGCCTCAAAGTTGACGGTGAAGTGCGAGCGTATGGAAAACCAAGGGTTACACCCCACACAATTTACGCTGTAAAAGAAGCTACTGAGCAAGCAAAAATAAATCACCCAGTTGACCCGAAAGTTTTACATTACATTGATCACAACCAACAAACAGGCGCGTCTTTGAAAGGCCTTGGGACACCAACTATTTCTCTAAATAACAGGATCATCGAGTGTTTGAATGTTGTTGACAGGGATACAGGGTTTTCAAGCAACGATCATCTTCGCATGGGTAGTCAAAACATAGACCTTTCGCGTCGCTATCTTGAAGTAAAAGGGTTTACCACAATGCGTTTTGGTGGTGCAAATGCGTATGGCGGTGTTTACAACATCAGCATGGACGGTATTGAACCCCCACAGGTGGCAAGGCAAAGAGTGGATCACGTCGTTGTTAGGTCGCCTTATCTGACACCAAGCGGCGTACTGTCAAATGTGTTTGGTAGCACAGACATCCAACTTCTACATCGTAAACTTTTCACAACCGGATTTTATTCTGAGCGTTTTGGCACGTCGGTATCGGGTGACAAAATCTATATGCCGCAACATCTCAAGGCTGGATTCCGCAACGACCCGGCTATGCAAGGGTTTGACTCATCGCAGTTTGGGGTTACGTGGGTAACCCATCGAGTCAGAGACGTTGGCGCTGAAGGTTTTGACGGGTTCATCACAGGATATGAGCCGGGGTTCTTTGACGAGAGAATGCGCGTTACTCGCACCAAACTGCCAGTGGTTCAGCCGGATGAGCTTGTGCAAATCAACAGCCTCGCCCACGACACATTTGGCTGGCCAGAAATAGGCACACCGCGTCAGGTGATTCTCCCTGATGGAAACGCAGAAACATTCAGACAAGGAGGTTATCAATGAGCGACTTTAACTTTTACCCGCTGGCTGGCATGAACACAGTCGACCCAGACACCGACATGATTAAGAAGGACAACAAAGGTCGACGCGTCTATGCGCGTGATCTGATCAACGGGCGCGTTGACAGCGCCGGTACGTGGGAAAAGCGCCCCGGCGCAGCAAAGGTCTCAGCAACGCCGTTAGCTAACCTGTGGTTCAGCGAGCGTTTCAACGACACGCTTGCCACGCAGGGTACAAACCTTGTTCGAGTATTTGAAGACTGGTCAACCCAAGTGCTTGCGGATGTTGGCGGCTACGCTAAATACCTAGAGTTGAACAGCACAGTAATTATTGCTGGCAACAACGGGGTGTATGAACTCAGTGGTGAGACCTTGCAACCACTAACCATTGAGAACGGTTTTGTGCCGTACATAGCGGCCAGCGCATCAGGTGGTCTAGCTGCTGGCGAGTACGCCATAGCGGTCTCTCTGCGGAGAGGTACAAAAGAAGGTGCTGTGTCAGAAACATCCCATGTTGTTGTGGACGTAGGTGGCGGTGTCACAGTCTCGCTATCAGGCCTTGATCTGCTCGACACAACGGCCACCCATATAACCGTCTATGCCTCACACCCCAACGGCGGTGAGCTGTACGCTGTGGAGACAGTGCCGATAAACACCCAAACCGTTGAGCTAGGGGCCTCGGCTATTTACGGCAAGCTTGCCACCAACCGCTGGCTGACAAAAATGCCCACAGGGAGCGCCGTTCGCTTTTGGCGCGGTCGCTTGGTAACCGTAAGCTCAAACACGCTGTACTTCTCAGAAGCCCTTAACTACCACCTGCACGATCCGCGCACTGGGTACATTCAGCTACCAACCAAGATCACCTTCATTGAGCCTGTTGACGGTGGCTTGTGGGTTGGGCAAAAGAACGACGTTGTGTTTTTGTCGGGTGCTGAAATTCAAAATCTAAGCGTTGATTACAAAAATGTGCTACCCCCTGTGCCTTGGTCCTCCACTCTGATAAACTCTGAGTTAGTCAGCGAGAAAGTGTCAGATTCAGGTGGTACGACAGCTTGCTGGTTAGCCGCAAACGGCTATGTGCTGGGCACTTCTGACGGTGTGATTCATGAAATGTCAGCGGGGGTTCTCAGTGGTTTGTCAGCAGTCCGTGGTCAGACTGTTGCGCATGATCGTTTTTTGCTGACCATAACTAACTAAGGAACTGCTATGACTCTTAATAAAGAACTTGCTGGCGCCATCCGTGACGAAATCTTCGACGTAACCACCGAAGGTCTCTACTTTCCTAAACAGGGTGTGCTTGCTTCTGGCGAGTACCACCACAGTGTCAACGGTGGCGAGGTCACCATCGACAAGAACTTGATCACCACCGAAGGTCTGACACACCTGCTCAACGTGGCGCTGGGAGCAACCGCCAAGCCTGCCGGGTATTACATGGCCTTGTACGCTAGTGCTGTCAGCCCCGCTGCAAACTGGACGGCAGCTTCGTTTGCTGCCACAGCCGCTGAGATCGTCAGCTTGACCGAAGGCTTCAGTGAAGTGACTCGTCCTGCGTGGGTACCGGCCACTGCCGCAGCAGGTGTCATTGACAACTTTGCAGGTGCAGCTCGCTTCACCATCGTCACCGCCAGCTCGATCAACGTCAACGGTGCCGCGCTGTTGTCGTCTAATGTGCGTGGCGGTACGTCAGGTGTGTTGGTCTCAGCTTCTCGCTACGCCGCCACCCGCACCATGTACAACGGTGAGACTTACGATCTTGGCTATCGCGTTACCTTGAGCGTGTAATGCAACCATTTGCTATCCATACAGGCGATGCGTCTGACGGCGCACCCACCAAGCATGAGATAGCACTTGGTGCCAAGCTGGCAAATATCGTTGAGGGTCGAAAGGCTCTCAGCGGTAACTTAGCCGCACACGGTTATCTAAAAACAGAAACTGGGTATTTGAAGGCGTACAACATTGGCGGGGTTACAAAAGTAATCGCCATACGTAATAAGCCACCCGCTTATCATGATGAAGAAGGTGACGAGGACGACCCGCACGTACACCTGAGCGTGCCTCTAATGTACTCAGGGCAAGTGCTGCACGGTATTTGTGCACCGGGTGAAGGTTTAACTGTTGAAATATCAACGCAAACACAGAGACGGCTCGCCGGGTACAACGACGACAAGATAAGCTCTGAGACCCGCATCACCACAGGCAAGTTTGAAGTTCCATACAACAACATTCACGACGAGTTTTTACCGGAACAGTCATACGACATGGTATGGACGCAGTACCGCGACCTTTACCCAACGTGGTTTTCAGGTTTGATGGGCAAGGTTGTGCAGATAGTCGCAGGTTACGGAAAACAAAACACCAACAAAAAGAACAACCTGTTTATACCCGACAGCGTGAAGGCGGCAATCGAGCTTGAGATTGGAAAATTCAAGCCTCACGGGTGTCTAGGTCGTCCACCTAAAGACGGAAAAATACAGTTTGACTACAAGTTTTTTACAGGTAACGGTGTTTTGTTTGGCGACGACAAAACCCCTTGGCTGGTCTGGTTAAGCGAAATCTACGGGGCGCTAGCCATGCCGCTACCGATGATACCTGCGTCGCAAACTAAAGCCTTCCGCGACTACATTGAAAAGGTTAACGACACAGAAATACTCGAAATACTCGATCTTTTTGGAGGCATGCCTTCAGGTGAAGGTTTCCCTGATAACTGGACTGACTGGGAACGAGCCGGTGTAGTAACGCGGTTATGCGACATGGGTGAGTTTTATCAGTGGCTTCCGTTCGCAGGGACAACGCTGGGTTGGTCGTTTTCCGAAACTGGGAACGAGGCGGTCAACTCGGGCTATAACTACGGCCCGACAACGATGCAGCAGGCAGCTGTATTCTCGATGCGTTTTAAACTGGGTGCGATCACAGCGTCATCGGCCAAGGTTGATTTACCAGAAGGCGCTGAACTTTATTTTTCAGAGGTGTTGCCAAAGCTGTATGGCAACTCAGGGAGAGCCGCCAAATATAAAATAGGGCGCATGCCCGGTGAGCTTGCCGCTAGGATTGAACCCTACGTACAAGCAGCTCTACAAGGTGGGCAGAACCCAGCGGCGGAGGCCGCTTACTGGGATGAAGCTACCGCACCGCCAATAGCCAGTTGTTCAGCCACTTTGGTTAAGACGAGCGAAGGGCGCGTCTGGGGGTGGGGTGGGCCTTTTAAACTACCCATGACATTAGGTAAAGACCGCAGTTGCTACTCACATGATTTTTCACCACATCCTGATCCAAAAAAAGAATTTACAGATGCAGAAAAAACATTTGACACAGTTGTTTACGCTTATTTTGTTGGGGATGATCTAAAGCACATTCACTTCACATACGACCCGAGAAAAGTACCTTCAAGCCGCACTCCAATAACAGAGGAGGACGTGCGTCTTATTGCAAACAAAACAACTGAATGGGGTGAGGGCGACGCCGAAGTGTGGGGTAATTTTTACACCTCAGATTTTGACGCGCGTGAATGGAAAACACCTAGTTATTTTAAAGAAACGCGAAAAGCTTGGCACAAAAAAGTTTTTCCATATTACGGGCAAATACCGGGGTCGTGGCCAGATGGGGGGCTTGTTCGGTTTCACGATTTTAGAGAAAGGGTGGTTACCGAGGTTACGGAAGGCTTTAATAAAAAAGTAGGTGTTTGCGTCCCATTTTACACAAGGGATGGGTGCGCCCATGGTTCGCACAGCCACAAGCTTAAAAGCTACACAACGACCACTTGGGCGGGGACTCTTTTGTCAGACCCATACAGCTACAGGATTTTTGCAACCGGGGACCATTTCTGGATAGGGGCCATTAGCCTAGACACCTTCGGTGTTCCAAAACTATGGGACGACTACACGGTTCAGGTTTATCAACAGTTTTACAATCCGGCTGCGGGTAGCGCAAAAGGTTTTATTATGGAATGGCCGTCAGAACTTGACCAAGGTCCATGGGCTAATGTTGGCGAGAACGTAACTGATATTTATTATGCCAATAACACAGGCCCTGCGTCACACGACGTTGCTCTATGGGTTGATATGCAGCCCGGTTTTGAGTCAACCTTCGACCCGAACCAAATAGTTAGCAGTGGAGACTTTGAACTAAGTTATGCGCCAACTATTGCTAAGTTACCTGAACCCGCCTCGGATACTTTCTACGCAGCCACCCCCTACGTATTTGCAGGCGTAACCCTCACGTACATGTTTACTGGTCACAAAAACTTGATGGGGACGAAGGTGTTTGCAAGAGGGTCTGAGCCGGGAAACACGGTGGTTGTTGGCGCCACGCGCTTCAATACAGAAGACAGTCGCCACTACTTTATAGGAGTCATCAATGAGTGATTATCGCGACGACGAAGTCTCGTCGGCTATAGCGACAGAGACCTACACAGCCGGTTGGGGCGAGCGTATCCAAGAGGCCGCTACGGCAACAGCAAGCTTGTTCCTTGTGGTCAATCTACTATTCAGCGACGGGGCTCAGGCCACTGACGAACTGACGCAACACACAATCACGTCAAGCTTCGACACCGTCGTGGCTACTGATGAGTTTGTTGCGACGTACCTGCCAAGCAACCTGATAACCGACCTCGCTGTAGCTGGCGATAGTCTGCTGGTCGAGCACGTTACTGAGTTTGGCGACAGCGCAACAGCGTCAGACAGCACGAGTGTCACATCACTGGCGGTTAGCGAAGACGCTGTGCTGGTGACAGAGACTTTGGTCGACATCATCGGTGCCAAGCAGGAACTGACGGACAGCGTCTTTGCCAGAGACCTGTTAACCAACCTCCATTCAGACAAACTGAGCGAGACTGTTACAGGAACAGACCAGTTTGTACTGACAGGTAGGCGGGTTGAGCATGTGCAAGACACCGCCACCGTAGCTGACTCTATTGACGAGACAGTGTTGAGCGACGACCGCGTTGTGGAGACAGGTGTCGCTTCAGACAGCGTGCTGCACCACCTTGCCGCCAGACAGACGGTCACTGAGTTTGCCACCGCCTACGATGAACTAAGCCGCACAGCCGGAGCTGCGTGGACGGCGAACGTAGCTGCTTTCGCAACCAGTCGGTATGAGAACTACGACTTTACAAGCATCGCCATCATCAGGGGTGTGCTTTACGGCACGCGCAGCGACGGAGTGTTCAGGCTCGACGGGGTGGGGTCAGACGAGGTTGTCCCGGCCATTGCCCAGTTCCCATCAATGGACGTAAGCGGGTCACAACTTGGTACCCCTCGCTGGGTATATCTGGGCTATGAGTCAGACAGTGAGGTCACGCTTGATGTGGTGACCGAGCAGTCGGGTAATAAAGTCGAGTTCAGCTACAAGCTACCTGCTGAGCTAGCTGACTCATCCACGACCGGTCGCTTTACACTAGGTCGCGGTCTGCGCGGCAGGTACTACAGTTTCAGGCTCTCCTCTACAGGTATGAAGTTCAAAGCCTTTGAGATGACGGCAGTTGTTGAATCTACAAAAAGGAGGGTTTGATCATGGGTTGGGAACCAGCAAAGTCAGCTGCAAATGAAGCGTTTAACACAGCGCTTGCTCTAATAAACACCAATATCGGAGAAATTGGCAGCTTTGGCGATTCGATGCAGGGTCAACTAGACGGCATCATTAGCAAGTTAGGCTCCATAGAATTGACAACCCCGGCCCCTCCAGAAAAAATGGAGAAGGGGACTGAGTTAAAAGCCACAGAGATTAAGAATGTTCTGAAAGTACCTGCGTTTGATAAGCCGACACCTATCGAACTCGATGCGTTGTCAACAGCGTTAAATAGTCTTGACACAAGTATTGAAGGCTTTAACTACGGGCTTGGCGCGGCCCCAGTGCTATCTTTTCCACAAGCACCGTCGATTCAAACGCAGACCGCCCCGGAGCGTCCTGCTATAGACACGACTGTGGACATAGCCGATGCGCCTGTTTTGACACTACCTGAAATTGGGGAGATGCTACCCATTTCCATCCCGGAGTTTGAATTCCAAGACCTTCCGCCGTTTAATGAAACCCCACCCAGTTTCAATTTCCCAGTACCGAACCCGCTGATCAACTGGACTGAGCCTGTTTACGCATCTCAAAACTTGGATGAAGTGCAGGCTCGGGTGAGTGAGATGCTCGCTGGTGGAACAGGTCTGCCTAAAGAGATCGAACAGGCGCTGTTTGATCGTGCTCGGCAGAGGGAGGACCAAGGAAGCGCCAAAGCTGTGTCGGAAGCTTTCGACACATTTGCTGCAAAAAACTTCAGTTTACCGCCCGGCGCGTTGGTTAAGCAGGTTAACGTCATCAATGAACAGAACCGCCTTAAAGCAGCGGAGATTAACCGTGACATTTTGGTGGAAGCCAGTAAGTTTGAAATCGAGAACCTTCGCGTTGCTGTTGAGAAAGGTATTGCTCTCGAAGGGCTGACGATGAACCTCTTTGAGAACTCGGCCAAGCGCACGTTTGAAGTAGCCAAATATTACGCTGAAAGCCAGATCAAAATATTTGACATGCACGTACAGCTCTTTAACGCACAGAACCAAGGTTTTCAAACACTGGCTACTGTGTACAAAACAAAGCTGGAAGGCATCCTTGCCAAAGTGCAAGCGTTCAAAGCCGCCGTTGAGGCACAGCAGGCAATAGGCCAGCTCAATGAACAAACGGTCAAGGTGTACAGTGCGAAGATGCAGGGCTTGCTCTCTCAAGTTGAAATTTACAAAGCTGTTTTGTCAGGCGCCCAAGTTCGCTCAGAAGTAATCAAGTCGCAGTTTGAAGCCTATCGCACGGACGTTCAGGCTTTTGCTGAAAAGATAAACGCCCAGAAGGCAACGGTCGACATCTACAAGGCACAGGTTGAAGGCGAATCGTCAAAAGTAGCTGTGTACAACTCACAGGTGGGCGCCTATGCAGCCACAGTACAGGCGTATTCGGCAAAGACTGAGGCTAAGAACAAGAGCATACAGGCAAAAATTGAAGTGGCCAAAGCGCAAATATCGGAGTTTGAAACACGGGCCGTTGCGAAGAAAGCTTTGCTTGACGGGCAGGTAAAAATCGCTGAGTTTCAGACAAACGCATTCCGCAGCGAGGTCGATGCGTTTAGAGCCGAGGTTGAGGGTGCGAAAGCCAACAGCGACATGGCTATCAAAACGGCTGACATTACGCTTCAGGCAAATAAATTCACCACAGAGCTCTCTCTGAAAAAATACGAGGTTGATTTACACCAAGCGCTTGAGACAGCCAAAATTGCACAAGCTGGGTTGACAGCTGCTGGCGGATACACCTCGCAGCTCGCCGCAGGGGCTATGTCGGCGCTACACATGAGTGCGAGTGTCTCAGGGGCAGGTAACATGGCTGACACCATGAATCAGAGCGCAAGTCAGCAGCATTCGTGGAGCGAAAGCAAGGGCAACAACACGAATTACAACTACAACCTATGATTTATAATCTGACAAACTCTGAGGCGCTCTTATGAACAACATTCAAAAAAGCTTTGCAAACAAACGTGGCCTTTTGCACGCCGCTACTGGGTATGTACCTACCGATGGTGAGAAGGCGATGCTGGGTAGATTTGATGAGCGCATGGCTAGCTACACCCCCAGCGCACCAGCAGTATCACAACCCTTTGCCGCAGCGCCAGCAACGCCTCTAACGCCAGCTGGCGCTGCGTTAAAAGGTGTCGAGTATGGACACGCCAAGCTCAGCGCTGTGGAGGGTATGAGTGAAAGTGACCGCGACACCTACTTCAGAGGACGGGTTGCTGAGGGCTTCGCCGACGGTATGGTGCCTGAGACCTCTGAGCAACTCTTGGCACGCATGTCGGCCAAGTACGGCGTGTCGTCAACGAGCCAGCCAGAGCCTAAGCACGAAGCGCCTCAGCAGCAAGCACCTGCGCCTCAACCGAAGCAGCAGGGTCTCGCCGGTGCCTACGGAGCGCTACGCGACCGCGCGGCGCAGCTCAACAAGGCCGCAGGCTTCGCCGACGGTGAGGTGCCGCACGAAGGGCCGGGCATCGTCCACGGCCCCGGTGGGCCGCGCGAGGACAAGGTCGACGCCAAGCTCTCAGACGGCGAGGCTGTGCTGCCAGCGGCCACTGTGCTCGCCATGGGTGGACCGGACGCCGTAGCTGAGCTGATCGAGCAGACCAACGGCAAATCTCCGCAGCGTGGGCTGCGTGATGGTCAGGAAACGGTTCACGCGTCAAAGGGGTTTACACCCGAGTTTCTACTCAACGAGCTCGCCCTCGCAGCCCAAGAGCCTGAATTTCAGCATTACGATAAGGCAAGTCTCAAGGCAAACGTGCAGCCTGTGACAACACCTGAAATTGGTCAGGCACAGCTTGCTGAAGCCTTCAAACACCCTTCTACCGCACCGCTGGGCGAGAGAGGTAAGGACTTTGCAATCAACGAGTCGCTCAAGAACGCAGCTCGTGCGCGAGCAAACATTCCACAGCCAGCGCTTGAGGGTGAGTACATTCAATCAGGTGCTCGCGGATCAAACACGGGGGCTGACTTCATAGGTCGCCAAGGTGACGGCGGCGGTACGGGACGTGCTGGTGGGGCACAGGCTAGACTATCAGCACCCATTTCAAACGTAACGGATGTTGTGCCTGTAACCCAACCAACAATGACCCCAGCAGGTACTCCGCCAGCACAACCGCGCGGACCGATTATCCCAGACTCGGTTAAAGGGTTGGCGCGGGGAGTTGCGAAAGCTTCAAACGCGTTTACCCTAGCTGAATCAGCCGTTTCAGCCGGTCGTAATCCGATAACACTGGATGAGAACAACGGCGCTAGCCCATTACGGCGCGCAGCAACAGGGTTCCCCGTCGTTGCCGCCGACATTGCCACCTCCTTCGTTGACGGCGCAGCTACTCTGCCTATTTGGGCGGCAAACAAAGCTGGCATCATCAGCGACGAGACGCGCGGTAAGACGACGGGTGCGGTTAACCAGATGTACCGTGACGCTATCCGCGACAAGATTCCGGGTGTCAACGTACCTAAGACCAGCTCCGCCGAAGGCTCTCTATTCAAAGGAGAGTCAAGCGGTGAAACGCCTGACTGGTTGCGCAAGATGACACCAACCGGAGCGCGAGAGCTGCAAGAGGGCACGTTCCGCACAAAAGATCAGCTAAAGACCATTGATGCCAATGCCAAGATCGTATCTGACGGCTATGACAGCTCTGGTAAAGGTGTGAACATTCGCCCTGATCTGAAAGATGCAGTTGGTTCGACGGCGAAGCGTGACGCAAAAGAGCTTGCAGCCTACGAAAAACGCACAGGTGACGTTGCAAAACCAAACTACGGTAAAGGCACAGCTCTTAATGCCGACGGATCACCTGACCTACGCGTCGGCGGTATGAACGGCTACGAGCGCTTTGACAACGCACGAGGCGCTGCCGACGTGTACGCAAAAGCCGGGTACAACACAGTGACTGGTTTGAAGGGTGGGCAAGCCGCCATCCTTGGCATTTCAGACGCTGACCGTGCCACTGACGCCCGCATGGCTGCTTCAGGTGCTAAGAAGGACATCTACGGCAACTGGGACGACGGTCGTGTTGGGGCTATGAAGGCTCAGCTACGGGAGATGCAGAAGGACAGGTTCACAAAAGATGTATCTGACCCGAACCTTGCTCCGCAGTACGTCGCAGCTGCCCAGCGCGGACTAGCTCAGTTCAACACCGATGACGCCAACTTGTCGAAGAACGCCATCACGCCATACCAGCAAGCCACGCTTGCTCAACATGAGCGGGATACACGCCAGATGCAGGGCAACACTGTCGCGGCAGCCAAGGCTGCTGAGGGTAAGGACCACCAAAATCGCCTTGACGACATGATAAAGAGCCTTGCGGGTGACCCGAAAGACCCTGCGTACAACACCAAGTACGCGAACTTGCAGAAATACGCAGGTAAGTTTGTTCGCGCCGACGGTATGTCGTCTTCAGCGCATCTGTCGGAGATTATGGACAACTACGCTGTTGATTCGCTTTTTGACAAAGAAGGTCGCCACTTGCTAGGTAATGAAACACCTAGAGATGGCGAGGTGGTTATGCCGAAAGTCAGAGAGGCCGGTATGAGCGCTCTGCTACACGGCAGGGCTCCGGGTCAGAATATGTACACCAACCCATTAACAAACGAAAAGATTTATGAGTCTGATGCGTACGCAAACCTTTCCCCGCGTGCGAGACAGATACTTAGAGAGCGCGTATCCCAAGCCAAGAAAATCAAGGAATAGTCATGCCACTTGAACTCGCACCACAGAGAGCGCTCACCCTATCTAACGACGCAGCTGGGCTATACACTCAAGCCAACCTTGATGCTGATCTTGCTGGACAGGTCAACGCCTCGTCGCAGTTTGGTCGAGGCTGGACTTCAGCAGGGTTAGGTGACGAAGCCAACACGCTCTGGGCAAAAGCTCGTTCAGCCCATGCTGCTGGCGACACTGAAGGCGGTCTGATCTACGAGCAGCAAGCGCGCGACCTCGGCGCACAGGCGCAGCAGTGGGCGCCGACTGTTCGTGACGCGAGCGATGTGCGAGGTCTCGGTTCTGCCATCGACTACGTCGGTGGTGCGCTGGGTGGCATCCGCTCGTCGGTACCCTCAGCCCTCGGCGGCTTAGCTGGCGCGGCCATCGGCGGCGTCGGTGGTGCGCTCATGGGTGGAGTCGGCGCTGCGCCGGGGGCTCTGGCTGGCGCGCGGATTGGTTCAGCGCTGGTCGGCGGCAACCAGATGTACGACGAGACAGTCGCCCAAGCGATGCAGGACGAGAACATCCGTGCCACGCGTAGCTACGAAGACATTGGCAACGCAGGTATGGGCAACGCTATTGTTGGCGGGGCACTCGAAGCGGCTGTGCCGTTCGGCGTCGTCAAGAGTCTGACGGGTATGGGCGCGAAGCAGCTGACCAAAGCCGGTATGGCCAAGCGCGTCGGCCAAGACATGCTGACAGAAGGCGCTACAGAAGGTGCTCAGAGTCTAACCGGGCAGTCTGCACAGAACTGGCTGAATCAGGACGACCTGACCAACTACGATTACAAGCAGGCTCTCAACGAGGCCGCTGCCGGTGCCATCGCAGGCGGCGGTATGGGTGCTGTCGGCGCAGGTGCTGACGCGGGTTACGGCATGCTAGGCAGGGGTGTCGACAAGGTCACAGACACCGCGCGCGACGTTGCCTCCGACCCACTAGGCACGGTGCTCGACGCGGGTGTCGACCTTGCTGCCAAGGCTGGCACGCTGAAGGCGAAGGTAGATAACTACTTCGACGAGCGCGAGCTGAAGTCCAAGGGTCTGACGCAAGACGAGATTGACCAAGGCCGCCTTGAGCAAATTCAAGCCACGCTGGCCGGTAAGTCTGACCTGAAGAGCACATCGCCGCTAAGCGACGAAGAGAATCAGATGGACGATCAGAGCTTCAACGCTCACCACGAGAACAAGCTCAAAGATGACGCTGCGACGATTCTCAAGGCTGGGCGCGACAGCACAGAGGCTGAGAAGTCACTGGCCTCGCAGTACGCCGCTGGTAAGATCGACGCGGTTGAGTTTCAGACGAAGCTGCACCAGACGCAGAACGACAAGGTCGCTGAGAAAGAGACCGACGCGCTGCTCACGGGGTTGGGGCAGAACTCGAAGAAGTCTGAGATGCGTCCCTCAGACCGCATGTACCTTGAGTCTGAGCTACTCAAGCCTGAAGCTCAGCAGCAGAAGATAAATACGCTGACAGACATCATGGTCAAGCAGGGTGTCGACGAGAAGATCATTAAGGCGACAAACGGTGAGCACAACAAGATCCAGCTCGCAGGTATGTTGAACTGGATCAACAGCGGTATGGAAGATCACCAGCAGGCTGTCGGCGCCATCGTTGAGCGTTTCGGTGAAGGTAGCGCTTCCCTGTTTAAGAAAGCCTACGGCCTAGCCACGCGCAACGGGCTGGTGGAGAACCGGCCAGAGGCGGCTAAGAACATTGAGGCGCTCATCACCTTCGCCTCGAACAAAGAGCAGATAATCAAAAGCGCTCTGAAGAACAACCTGAGCGACATCGCGCTACACGGTGTCAAGGATGTGGACGGCGCGGTGAAGAAGCTCGTGCCTATGATGAAGACCGTCGTACAGGAGGGGATGTCGGCGAAGGTCAAGCAGGGCTTGATCGACAACTTCTTCGGCACTGAGGAACGCCTGCACAACGTGATGAATGCCTACATTGACACGGGTGAGCACAAGAAGCTCGTGTCGAAGGCGACTGGCGGTGGTAAGGATCAAGTCGAGATCGACGCTGATGGTAACGTCGTGCCTGAGCAGCAGTTCGACGAAGACGGTGAGCTGATCGTCAACAAGTACGGTGCAGGTGCCAGTGTTAGTGAGATCAAAGGGCCGAAGATCGTCGGCTTTACGAACCCAAAAGGTCGCGTTGGTATCCCGTTCAACCTCGGCTTTGACAAAGGTATCGAGAAGTACGAGGCTGTGAAGGCCCAGCACTCAAGCGAGCTGGGCAACAGCGTTGTCGACGCTGGCATCTGGTCGCGCACCAAGAAAGACCTGAACAACGACGCAGCAGCCATCGAGCAAGCAGGCTACGACCTGCTTGAGAGCTTCGGGCCGAAGCTTAGCCATCAAGGCAAATATGAAACCCTTATCAAAGGATTCTCTGAAGGCACAATCGACATTGGCGACTTGTCGAAACGTCAGCGCGCGGCCCTACTCGGTCAAATCGACAAGCAGTTCCGCTACCTTGAGGTGACACAGCCTGACAGCGGCGACTCACGGCACAACATCCAAGACATTGACTCGTTCAAGTGGAACCCGAAGGACGCCAAACCTGAGACCTTCACCGCGCAGAACGGCGTGTTGTTCCTTGAGCGCAACGGTAGCAAGGGCGTGACACACTTCCCTGTCAGTACCGACAGCCTGCGCAAGCAGGGCATCTTCACAGAGAACGGCACACGCGCCAAAGGTAAAGACGGCGGCGTGTTCCCGACAGGTAACTTCGAGAATCAGGACGGTCCAACAGGCACCACGCTCGAAGGCAAGCGCCGTGGTGCGCTAGGCAGCTCTGATCTGGTCATGTCAGCACTGACCGACTTGATGCTGGCCGAGGGTGGAAACTTCACCAGTCGCATTGGCTACCGCACTGCTCCGGGTCAACCGCTTCAGTGGGTTGAGAACCTCGAACGGCTCCCCAAGGAGATGCTGCTCGGTCGTCAACATACTGTCGGTGACGCCAAGACACAGGCTGACATTGAGCGTCGTGAGGAGAAGCCGACCGAATTTGGTATTGGCTTCGCCGAGAACCACAAGGAGCGTGTTCAGGCGCTGTTGGAACTTGCTCAGCGCGAGACAACGAGTTCTGGTCGTGCTTACAAAATTTACGAAGCCTTAAAAAAAGGCGCACCAGCCGTACTACAGTTTTACCGCAAGGAACGTAACAAGTGGCAAGGGTCGCCTGACGACTTTGGTGGCACGCCAATGTCGAAGAAGGACATTACCTTCGCTCGCCCGACGACAGAGTACGACACCGAGAAGACCACTGAGATGCGTCGCAAGGGTCAGAAAGAAGGCGTACCTGCACCGAGCGAGGCGCAGGGTCGCATTGAAGCTGAGGACGGTGATCTATCAGTGTCGGACACAGAGTACACCGGGCAGCTGCTTGTTAAGTTTCCAAAGGAGAAGCAACTGGCTCGTCTTGAGAAGCTGTACCGCGAGGCTGTCACCGGAGATGGCCCAGCGTTGAGCAAGGCGCAGTCAGACACGTTGAAAGCGCTTCGAGCTGAAGAGATGGAACACCTCGTCAAGTATCAAAAGTCGAGCACGAAGGGTAAGAAGGAAGTTGAGCGCGGACCGGACGGAGCACGCATTGGTTTAGGTGCTGACGCAGCTGGCGCTGGTTACGGTGGTCCGGGCAGTACGCGCTCACGCGAAGGCACTAAGGTCGACCCCCATGTCTTGCCAAGCACACATGAAGTGTCTACCGCCAAGAAGGAATCTGCCCAGCCGAAGGCTGAGGACAAACTGGAGAATGTAAAAGACCGTATCGTGGCTGCGCTGCAAAAGAGCGTGGCCTCTTTGATGAGTGGGCGCGCAACGCTATCGCAAGAAAATCGTGAGATTTTTGACATAGCCATTCTTGGTACCACGCGGATGAACAAAATCGCTGAGTACGTCCCAAGTACGCAGAAAAAGGGTGACCACGATGTTGTTAGCAAGACAACAAAGTACGTCGGGGATCGTTACGAAGAAGTGCACACCATCGGCCTTGCAGAGTTGTCGGTCGACAAACTGGCCTCGCTGTACACACTCGATAAAGCGGAGGCGGCAGAACTAAAAGTCAGGTTGGGTAACACAGCCGATCTGATCAGCGGTAAGATTTCCTCTTTGGAGGAAGCAAATGCTAACAACGCAAGAGGAAGTGGACAAGGCTCTCCTGTCGGGAGACCCGGAGGAAATAGCGGCAACGCTGCGAATGATCAAGGCGAGGAGAGCGCCATATCCGTCGTGGGGCAGGCCCAAGGAACTGGGAACACCGGATCATCTAAAACCGGAGTGGCTGCGAGCAAATCCACCGAAGGATTGCTAGAAGCACGCGCCACTGTCGACAAGATCGACAGCATACTTGGTAGCAATACAAAGCTAGGGGCTTACGCTAAGCGGCACGGTCTGTCGAAAGCAGAGGCTCTGGCGGGTCTAAACAAGGCACGCGCTGAGAACTACGAGCGCTTGCGGTCGCTTGAGGGTGGCAAACAATCCACCCAGCAACCCAAGAACCAAGCCAAGGGCAAGGTCCACGAGCAAGTAGCTGCTGCCAAGGAGCACATCCTCAAGGCGCTGGGTGACAACATCACCACGCTGTTCAAGCGCATGACCGACAGCTCTGGTGAATGGACGCCGGGGCAGGTAAAGAACACCATCAAGCTAGCGCTCAACGGCGACGTGCTCGGTGCCGCCTTCCATGAGTCCTTCCATGAGTTTGTCAACATCTTGGAGAAGAACGGTGGCAAGGCCTCGGTCGATGTGATGAAGCGTGCCGCCATGAACCCAATCATCCAGCGCAAGCTGGAGCGTCTGCTTGACGGTCACCCAGAGGCTATCAAGCAGCTGGCCAACCACGAAGAAGCAGCTGCGTTCATGTATCAGTTCTGGCAGGCCGGTGCGTTGAAGATTGGGCCTGAGACGAAGAGCATCTTCCAGATGATCAAGAACGGCCTCAAGCGCGTCGCTGCTGTATTCAGCGAGACCTTCCGCAAGGAGGTTGAAGCCATGAGCCGTGAGCAGCTGGAGGCAGGTCATGCCGAGCGGCTCATGCGTCAGTTCTCTGACGGCGCGGTGGCAAACGCTGACACCCGTCAAGCTGTGGTGGCCGCTATCAACAAGGACACTGAGGCCCACAACGCTGCTGTTGAGCGGGTAGGTGAGACCTTCCAGAACTTTGCCAACGCTGCCGGTAAGCTGGTGTTCTCGAACGAAGCCATGATGGACGCGACGAACAACAAGCACATGGTCGACATAGCGCGGGGCTTCCACCAGAAGATCGGTACAGCCATGCGTAAGGTCGGGTCTTCCTACGGCTCATACTCTGACGGACTCCGTCAGGCTACGAGCCACTGGGTGCACAAAGTAGAGAACATCCTCGACGGCTACAGCCCAGAAGACATCGAGATGGCGCGTAAGGCGATGTCAACTGAAACGGAGCCAACCGACCGTGTGGCCAAGGAGCTGGTCGCCAAGATCAACGCGTTCTACAGCGAGATGGCTGGTTACATGGCCGAGAAGGGCGTCAAGCGCTTGAACATGGATCGTATAGACTCTGAGACCGGCATGAAAGGTGTGTGGGAGGACATCCCCCTGCGCAAGAACTACCTGCCGCAAGTCTGGTCCGTCGACGCGCTGATGGGTGACATGGCTGGGTTCAAAGAGAGCCTGCTCAAGCACCACTCTCGTGAGCTTCAGCACATCGCCGACGAAGCGAACAAGGAAGTCAAAGCTGACAAGCTGCCTGAAAAGGGCACTGCGGCACGGGCTGAGTTCGACCGGGCTGAGCAAGAGTTCAAAGACTCAGGTAAGGTCATGGCCAAGCTGAACCTTCAGACCATCACTGCTGAGATGGTTGCCGACGCTATCGCCACACGGTTGCTGGCTTCCAACGGCCACATTGAAATCTCCGAGAGCAACAGCGGTCTGGGCATCACCCCGGCGTCTAGCGCGGTCAACAAGCGCGAGCTGAACTGGCTGGACAAGGACGTGTTCGACAAGTACAAGGAGAAAGACCTCACCTCGATCATGACGACCTACGCGCACAGTATCGTCAAGCGCGGTGAGTACCAGAGTCGCTTCGGCCCGGACGGCGGGAAGATCGCTGAGGGGGCTGACAAGGCTGTGTTGTTCGAGCTAGGTGGTGACGCCTTGGTTGAACAGGCTGAAAAGGGTCTGGAGGCAGCTCGTAAGAAGTGGTCGAAACAGAAGGCTGCTGTGGGTGACGACTTCAGCGAGCCATTCCCAACCCTGCGCTCTGTCGGTCAAGACATGCACGTTGCAGGTGTTGGTCAAGAGAAGCACGACGCCGCACTGCTCAAGGCGATGGGTAAGCTTGAAAACAGCTTCAAGGCTATTCAGGCGCTTGAGGGTACGCTGGGTCGTGAGATTTCACCCAACGCACGGGCTGTCAGTAGCTGGATTGTCACCTACCAGTCGTTCCGCTTGATGGCGACGAGCTTGTTCACCAACTTCCAAGACGTTGTCGGTCTGGTGGTCAACGGTGGCGAGGCTAAGGACGCTTGGACAGGGTTTGTTGAAGGCATCCGCGAGATTCGCAACACGATCTTTGACAAGAAAGATCCAAGCGCGGCGGTGGCCGACGCTGAGTTCTGGGGTACTGTCGACTCAGGGGCGTACCTTGAGAGCACCGCACAGGCCCAAGGCTCACCCTTCATGTCAGGTAAGGCCAAGGTCTTGAGCGACAAGCTGTTCAAGTACAACGGTATGGTGGGCTGGAACCGTGGTGTACGCGCCGCTGCCACACAGGTGGCGGTGCGCATCATTAGCGGGTGGGCGAAGAACGGTATCGACACCAACGACAAAGCGGCTGTGTCGCGCATGGAAGACCTGTTTGGCAAAGGATTCGACCCGAAAAACATCAAGTTTGGCCCTGACGGCAACCTTGAGAAGAACGCTGCCAACCAAGCCGCTGTAACACGCTGGGTGCTCACCGCTGTAGCGGCGCCAACAGCAGCTCACCGCACGATCTGGATGAGCGACCCACACTACGCCGTGTTTGCTCAGCTCAAGAGCTACAGCTACAGCTTCCATCGCGTGATGATGAAGAACGCTGCCGACCAAGCCCGTCTAGGCAACTACCGCCCGGTGATGGCCATGGGTCTGGGCTACATGCCTATCGCCATCGCTGCCGGGGCTATCAAGGAGATGCTGATCCCCGGTGAGGAGCCACCTTGGATGAAAGGTGGTCTTGACGGGTACCTCCAGTATGGCTTTGGCCGCGCCGGGGTGCTGGGCGTGCCACAGATGATGCTGGGCAACTTGGTGGACGTGTCTGAGATACCGGGCTTAAACTTCGGCAAGGCAGGCGCAGCGTTCGATCCTGCTACCTTGGCAGGGCCAACCGTGGATCAGCTCCAGAACATCCTGTCAGTACCGTTTGGTGAGTTCATGGCCATGCGTGACCACACAGTGATAGGCGAGGGTCTGGGCGCGCTACCGGGAGGCAGTATGCTACGCAGGCTTGAAAGGCTTGGAAACGCATAGGTCATAAGTACAAGTTATCTCTTGTACCGAAGTTGTACCAAAGCTGTACCAAGCTGTACCACAATACTTACACGAAACTTACGTGAAACACGATTTGTTGTTCCACGTAAGGTTCGTGTAAGAAAACTGCCTAATTTTTAGGCGTTCACATTCTTAAACGAAACGTAACAACTTCTGTCACTAAACGTACGTTTGCCTAAATAATAGGCTATATTAGAAAAAAATCGGTACAACTGGTACAGCTTTGGTACAGCTTTGGTACAGCTTTGGTACAGCTCGGTTTTAAGCTATATCTAAGTTTGAAGGTACTTTACATGTATATAACATAATTTGTACCAGTGTTTTCCTAATTCCTGATGGCGACAACGACTGTGTGTTTTCAGGGTAATAGTAGTGTGTGTTTCCTATACGAACATGGAAAACATTGGTACATTGGTACAACTTTTTTGATAACTGCTCAGCAGTTGGTGTAAACGCCACAATCGTCAAATAAGACTCAAAAAGAGCAGTTGAGTTGGTCGGACACCTCTCAAACCCTGTCGTAGCAAGGGTCTCACCGGATTGTGATTCCGGTTGTCGTGGGTTCGAGCCCCATCAGTCGCCCCAGTAAGAAACCTTGAAACCCTGTAGCCGCAAGGCTTTCAGGGTTTCTTTGTATTCTATGCGAATCTCATGAACTCTGACAAAACGCTATATTTTTGTATATGAGTCCGTAAGAGCGCTGGTTCAACCAACTGGCCCCGGAAAACCAACGCGGGTACATTGAAAATCTGATTAATAAGCGAGGTGACTGATATGGCAGGCAAAAGACTGCGGTCCAACGGGACTTGGGAGTATGTTTTCAAGCGCAAAGGGGTACTACCCAACCCTGTGTACCTCACGTTTGACTCTGAGGAGGAAGGCGACAGGTACGCTACACGGGTCGAGGAGCTGCTTGGGAAGGGTGTCGTACCCGTTGAGATGCGCGAGGGCGCTGTGGGCACGCTGTGTGCGTTGTGTGACCTGTATGGGGCCACTGTAAGGATGTGTCGCAGTGAGGCTGACCTGCTGCCAGCCATTCGTAAGGACGTGGAGGGGGTCAAGGTGGCCCTGTTTGACTACGGGTGGGTGGAAGGCTGGGTTGAGAGCTTTCACGCTGCTGGCAAGGCGCCCAGCACGATTACCAAGCGCGTTAGCGGCCTCGCACGGGTGGTGGACTGGGCCATGCGGCGCAATATGTTGTCGTTGACGGCAAACCCGTTGCGTATGCTGCCACGTGGCTATGGGAGCGCAGGTTTCGATAGGAACAAGCTATGGTCAGGTGAGCGAAACAGGAGGCTAGAACAGACAGAGGAAGGGGCTATTCGCAAGACCCTGTTGTCAAAAGAGGAGGGTCTCTTGTTCGATATGGCCCTTGAAACGGCCATGCGGTTGGGTGAGATGTTCACCCTTAAATGCGCCGACGTTGATTTGCTGCGGCGCACAATATTTGTCCACCAGTCCAAGAACGGTACCCGAAGACAGGTACCCATATCCAGCGTGCTGCTGGCAAAGCTACAGGCTTGGGACTTGACGCAGGACTATGTGTTCTCGGCGTGGTGGTCTGGTGGTGGTCAAGAAGAAAAAGAGCGCGTTGGCCACATGCTGTCGCACAAGTTTGCCAAGCGCTTTGAGCAGGCAGGTTGTCCAGACTTGCGATTTCATGACTGTCGACATGAAGCCACTTCAAGAATCTACGAAAGGACGAACCTGTCTGATCTGGAAGTGGCGTCGATTACCGGACACAAGGGCTTCAGGATGCTGCAACGCTATGCGAACCTGCGCGGCAGCACCCTGTCAGCACGACTGTGGTGATTTGCCACCCTCGCTGTTCCCGCAGCCCGTCGCCTCGTTATCAGCAAGTTGATCGGATGAGGGTGGCAAAATCGTTAGCTCGACGCCGCACTCGTCAAAGAGCTTTTCGGCGCGAACGATGTGTTCTTTCCAACGGTCGTAAAACGCATGGTCAACCTCGTATGTGACAACGTGCTTTATCCCTGACTGGACGATTAATCGAGCACAGTCCATGCAAGGAAAATGAGTAACAACGATGCTACTGCCATCCAGAGGAGTGCCAACACGAGCTGCGTTGGTAATTGCATTGGCTTCAGCGTGACTGAACCAAAAATACTTCTCTGGTCGAACGGTTCGACCGTCCAACCCTTCGTCTGCTGAGCATCCACGCGGCGAGCCGTTGTAGCCCATGCTTCGTACTTCGTTTGACGCACCAACAATGAGTGCGCCAACTTTTGTCGACGAATCTTTACTAAGCTGCGCCACCGCATCGGCAATCCCCATGTATTTGGTTAGCTTGTTCATTTTTCATAATCCTTTTAACGTCGCGCTCGGCGTTGTGCATAGCGCGAGGGCAGCTGGGTGTTTTAGAGAGGACGAGCATCTTTCCTGTGGGTGAGCGCAGCTTGTAGTGCTTGCGCTCACCGGTGAGTTGCCAACCTTCTTTAACAAGACGGGTGACAAGGTTTCTCATCACATGTCCAACGGGTCTCTTAGACCGAGCCAAACCGGGTGTCTAGGTGCTTCTTTAATTCCAACAGGGAAGAATTTGTATTTGGCAAACTTACCGAGATATTTATTCTGGTTCTGCCAGATGCGTTCTCGCTCAGCGTCATTGAAGCCTGTCCCGATGTTGAACACGACGCCGTCTTTATTACGGACGATAAGTGAGCCAAGGTCGTCCCGTCCATGCTTCCCAGCTTGATGACTAGAGCGCTTGGTGCGTCCAAGTTCAGAGATAACTGCTTCGTTGTCATTTCTCATTCTTTCTTCAAAGCCGATGATTACGCACTCGTCGTCAACGAACTGCTTCACCTTGAGTAAGATGCCTTCGTTGACTGTGCTGCGACCCATCTTGTAAAAGCCGTCCGGGTCACGCAGGATGAGACCCTCGTAACCCATCGTCAGGCACTCAGCCTCGTACTCGACAAGCTCGTTGTGCGACAAGACTTCGCACTGAATGTGAACATCCTTGTGCTTGTACTTGACCGCTTCTTTGATGAGCTGGGCGCGACGGTCTCGATAGGGGTGGAACTGCCGCTCGATATGGTCAAACGCAATGAAGCGCACGTCATGCGACGGCTTGTCGTGCGACATGACGATACTCACAGTATCTCTGTAGACCGTTGTGCTGCAAGGGTCTCCGACGATTAACTCTCCGTCAAAGTTCTCCAGTCGGCCAAACTTATCCTGAACATTTCTGTTCGGTATCGGCTTGTTCGAGCGGCTGTACACAATGCCGTCACGCACGATACCGCGCACACCGTCGAGCTTGGGGCTGGCTACGCACGGGTAGCGCTGTTTGTCAGGATCGTAGTCAGTAGCGAGGAGGGGTTTGAAGATGGTGCTCATACCGGCACCCCTTCAATCTCAAGCGTCTTACCACCAACGCTCTCGTAGCCAAGGGCTTCGAGCACTCGTTCGATGCACTCTTCACCACCGACAACGCACTCGTACTTCTTTGTTTCATTCCAGATTCGATAGCCGCTGTTGCTACGGGGCACACCCCACAGCCCACCTTCGTTCAGGCGGGATATGAAGTCTGCTGTCCATTGCTTAGCGGCCTCGAAACCTTCTTTAGTTTCGAGGTCCATCTTTCAGTTCTCCTTAGTGTTCATCAGAGTCAAATACTCAGGATGGGCAACTTGTTGACGAACAGCGTCAATGAATACACCCCACCACTTCAAACGATGAGCTTCACGCTGATCAATGATGTTGCGCAACACGGCGTAGTTCATCGTGACCATGCGTCGCTGAAGAAAGCCTTCGGGCAGATTCATTTTCAAAGTTGTGACATCACCCTTTGCGTTCAACCAGACACGCGAGAAAGCGTTGATGACTTCAAAGTCTGTTCCTTCCTCGAAATCCCACGGCGTCGGGGGTCGCTTGCTCAAGGTGTGCATTGTGCTTTCTGAGTTGGCAACGGTTCCCACTTTGTATGTGTCGAACTCAGACCACCATGCACGGCAGGCTTCGATGTCCATCCATAGTTCAATCTGGCGAAGAAACTTGTTGTGCCCTGCATCCATCGGTGCAAGCAAAGGTGCTCGTTTCAAAGCACGTTCACGCTGTACTTGCCACCATTCATCAGGGGCAATGCTCCGATCCTTGTAGGAATAGGCCATCCCACGAAGCGCTAAGTCGTGCCCAGCTTCTTCAAGAATAGTAACTTTCATTTCAAAACCTTTGGTTCAAGATAGGTGAGCAGTTCGCCTGCTCGTTGAAGTCGACGCTCACCTAAAAACGGCATAATTCTCAAAAGACAGTCAAAGACGTCTGCTTGACGCATGACTTTCCATCGCCAAGACGGCTTACCGTTTGGGTTTTTAATGAGCTTCGACGGATAGTTACTTGTAACAATGGTGCCGCCAAACAGCAGCTGAAGACGTTTCAAAACATCTTCGTCAGTCATCTCGACTTGAACCGCTGTTGTGTGATGGTTGTTGCGTTTATCTTTGCTAAAAATAAAACAACCTTCGCCCTCAATAATTCCAGCGGCCCACGCATAGTGAAGTTCGCTTGACGGCACCATACTCATAGATCCGACTCCTTTACGAAAGTCCCATCAATTAGCCGACCCTTACGGTCTTTGATCTCGTCCCACGCCAGCTCGATGCAGTGCTCGATGCTGACGTTGAACTGCTCGGCAAGAATAGTCAGCACCACCACAGCGTCGCCAATGCCGTCGTACACAGCGTCAAGGCGATTTTTGGCAATACCTTCAGCCAGTTCACCCACTTCTTCAATCAGCTTGACGAACTGCTTTTCAGGCGTGGCCCCGAAGACGATATTGCGCTCGTGGGCCCAGCTGCGAATGTCGTCGAAACGACTCATGACGACATGCCGTTGAGGAAGCCAATGAGACCCTGCTTGTCAGTCGGGACATCAACGGCTTCGGTGGTCAGCTCAACACGCTTGTAGCCTTCGCGCACGAGGTCTGCACGCTTGGCACTAGCTTCTGCTTGCGATGCCAGCCAGAAGGTCTTGTTGTCGTTGGTGGTGATTTTCTGTAAGTTCATTTCATTTCCTATTCTTCAAGTATTCATAAACGCCGACGGTGATCACGATGGATGCGCCGACTGCGGTAAGGGTTTTTTGTGCCACAAGCGCGTAGCTGAGAAATCTCAGCAGCACGTTCATGGTGGTGACTCAGGACTGAAGCTCCACAATAGGGTTGAGGACAGGTGCATAGAGTTCTCTCCATATAAGCGGCGCGGAATATTGACTGCCGAGACGCGGCTCACCTTTCAGCGCCATTTGGTTCGCAGTAAGCGCCTCGTCAATCGTAGGTTTGATACCGAGCGGTACGTACGTCCGCTTCTCGTTCTTCATCGCAGTGTTCTCAAGGGTGATGTAACCAAACTCGTACCCTTGAGGAACTTTGCGGGTGTAGGTGCAAGGAGTCATGCCGCAGCCTTCGAGTAGAAGGTAATCTCGTCGATGATCTCTGCCCGTGTATAAGCGCCGTACTGAATCGCCTCAATCACTTCCCAAGCCAGCTCGTAACCCGCTGACAGGAAGTACATCTCAGCATCGTCCTTGGTGATGCTCTGGTCACACTTGAGTCCAAAGTCGTTCAGTGTTTTGAACAAGGCGTCAGACCACTCATCAACTTCATCAGGCATGTCGCTGGTAAGCTCACTAAGGAGGTCATCCTTGTCGTCCTTGTCGAACACCCCGTAGTAGCTGTTCGGCTTGTACGCGCTGTAAGCAGAACGACTGAATTTCGAGCGATAACCGTAACCGCCGCCGTAAACATCATGCTCAGTGCCTTCGGTGTCCCAAGCGTAAGTGTTCGACAACCACGCACCTTTGTGCTGAACCCCTTGGTCTTCATTAATCGTCACGGTGTTGCCATAGGCGTCCATGAGGATGAACTTGTTACCTGTACCGATGAAGTCACCAATGAGGTCGGAGAAAGCCTCGGTCATGAAGAACTCAGGGTTCTTCAAGAGCATCGGTCGGAGGTAGTCTTGGATGAAATGCCACGTGTCTGACTTCGACTTGTCTTTGTTGTTACCTGTGTGCAGCACACCATTGTGCGCGAGGTACAGCGGGTAGCCTTCCTCAGCGCTGATGACTTGGTACGGGTGACAGTTGGTCAGATCGATGTGGCCGTGCGTCTTCATGCGAGCATGCCAAGCACAGGCACGACCTTCTACGTTCTCACGGAAAAACTTGACGAATTCTTCCTCCGTAGTTGGAACGATTCGTCGGATGAACAGCGAGCTGTCTTCGGCATACATCACGCCAAGACCATCAGAATTGAGGTTGTAGACGCCCTTGATAAAGGCGTCGTCGAATTTGGTTGTTGCGGGTTGACTGACGAGCAAACACATAGCAGTTCCTTCAGAGTTTGTTAGAGCGGAGGGCAAAGCCCTCCACCCAAATTTGTTTAGTTGCGTGAACCAAGACCGATGAGCGGCGCGTTATCCGAACGACGAATCTTGGTGACGTGATCAACATCGTTGATGGCCAGCAACTGCAACATCTTGCTGTGCGAGATGCCCAGCTTGGCAGTCAATTCAGAGATGGTGCGTAGCTTGTATTCCCCGTCAAGCTCCCCCATGAGCTTGTAGAACAGCTCTTCGTCAAGGTTCGGTACAGGCGCGTTATCGACGACGACTTCCTCAACGACTTCCTCAACGATGATCTTCTCAACGACGGGTCGGGTATCAAGCAGTGAAAGAGCCGCAGAGGCAGCGTTGAGGGAGTGACGGATTACTTCGATTGCAGCAGAGTTCATGATAGTTCCTTAGAGTGGTGGGTAAAGTTAAGCGGCCATCGGCTCGCAAGCCTCAAGCTCGTTCGGCTTGGTCATCAGACCTTGCCATGAGGAAATGATGGGGTTGTAGTTGGTGCCGTAAAACACACGCTTGGAAAGAAAGCGCACGAGTTCGGGAAACTCTTTGCGCTGTTGACGCTTGTTGAGCCATGTCAGGAAATCAACATAGCTGTGTGAACAACCACTGGCCGTTTCAGGCTTGGTCCAAGCCCAAAGTGCCCAGACGAACTCAAGGTTCTTTTGGAAACTTGTCTCGTTGGTTGTGGATTGAAAAATGCGAAACTCAGCCAAGTTCTCTTTGAAGTTAACCGGGCAATATTTACCGCGACCGTAAATCTTTTTCTGCCGTACACCGTTACGCATTCGATATGACATTTCAGAACTGATCGTACTAACAACTGGGTGCAAAGTCTCGTTAAACCCAACGCCATGGTTCGATGAGTAAATCTGATTGCGCTGTGACACGGCTCTGACAAAGCTGGCATTGGCTGAGTCGCACAAGAACATAGCGATGCGGGCCTCGGCCAGCGGCGACAGATGCTCGCGGCTGATCGTCAGGTGAATACCGTAGCTGTCACCCGCAGGCTCGTTATAGCCAACCCCTTTGTGGTTGTGAATGTGCTCGAACAGCGCGGGCGCAAGCACGGCCCACTCCTCACGACCCAGCGGGTTGGTGATGATCTCAACACCGCAGTAGTCGTCAATGGAGCCGTCTTTCTCAAGGATGACATCGAACTCAGAGCGCGTCTCGATCACAAAGTCGTTTCGATAAGGCACGTAGATTTCAAGCTCAGCACCTAGCGCTGGGTACTTACCCGTCTTGTTCTTGGTGACGAAGTTGCGCGTCGCATTGTGCCAGCTCGGCAGGTAGTCGTCAGCCTCTTCATCCTCACGATCTTCGTCATCGTTATCAGAGTCTGAAACTTCGTAGTACGCGTCAATGTCGCTGAAGTACACGTTGTCGTACTGCTCAAAGTTACTGTTTCCATACCGCGAGGTACACACATCGTCAGGGTTTTCGTTGCGGTAGGAATACGATGAGTCGTAAACGTCAAACGCGTTGGCACTGCGGATGTATCCGTCCATACAGGACGAGTATCGGTAGTTATCGTCGCAGCACGACTCACAGATGTTACGGTCGTCGACAGTTATGTGGTTATCACTCTCATCGTAGAACTCACCGCAGTCGTCACAGACCAAAATATCGTCATGGTTCAGCGTTGATCGAATCGCCTGTGCGAACGCTTGGTCGTGAAATCGCAAGTCATTGAGTAGTAGACAGACTTCGGAAGAGTCTTCGCGCACAACAGCAATTTGCTTGCAAAGACTTTTGATCTTTTTAAGGTTGCGAAGTGATGATCGGTGATATCTGGCGTTTGCACCATTCAGCCGTATTGAGTGGAGATAACGCAGTTTTGAGAACTTAGTCGCGCGCTGATCATTCCACCAAATGTGAAACTGCTTGGCGCGATCAATGAGATCGTACTCGACCAGTCGCTGCTCATCCGAATAAGTTGAAATCCAGAAAAGGTGACGAAGTTCGTGTTCGTTCGTCTGCATGTTAATGAAAAGCATAAGAGTTCCTTGGATTCGTAGGCGTGACAAGGCCTTGGTCTTGCCACAGGGTTTGAATTATTTAGGTTTTACAACAATCGAGAATTTTTCAAAATCAATGGTAAGACTACCGTCGGCGTTTTCTGAAAACCTCAAGCTTGGTGCAGATGAGATCGTTTTAACCACAGGCTTCGGCTTCAGCTTGTACGCCCACTTGGCTGTTGTGCGCGGGTCGTCAGAGACGTAGCGCTCAAGCACGTTGCGCCTAGCCATGAAGCCCAGTGTGTCTGACAGCTTGTTCGTGGCGATTTGAATGTCGCTGCCGTAGCGCTCAACCGCTTCGGCGCGTACGACTGGATTCTCCATGAGCGCCGCAGCCGTGACTGGGTGGTCGAGCGCGCTGAGGGCGCTCTCTAGGACGTTGTAAATCTCAGCTGTGGATTTGATCATTGCCATTTCACCTACCTCTAGGATATGGGTTTTAAAGCACTTGCTCTTGTAACCAATCGGCAAGCTCTTCTTTAGATCTTAGCAGAGCGATGAAATTTTTTGCGGGTATCTCGTTTAACCAGGCACCTCGCGTTAGAATCACGCCCCCTTTGGGACAACCAATGATAACTGCGACATTTCTACCTTCCTTGTGTCTATCGTTGAGCCACTTCGCTTGTAAAGCACTGAGCAGCTTGAGGGGTTGAATGACGGCGGTAACCGGCACCGTCGGCAGGTACTTGTACTCCACCCAGAGGTCACCGCCAAGCGCTGAGTACCAGCAATCTGGAACACCGCCCGTGTAGGGGTTGTTGTTCTTCATGCGATAAATCTGGTTCGGCAGCCGCTTGTGTAAAGCGGCGCTGAACGTCGTCTCAGGCTTAGCGGCCAAAGCGGTCGTCCGTCCCTAAAGACTTGCCTTGATATTCAAGTAGAAAAGCGAGGCAGCAACGAGCGTGAGCCAAGTGGCTGAGGCCAGTTTCTTTATCGAGGTCTTCTCCGTCGGCGAAAGCGTAGACATGACGTAGAGCCGCGTCCATAAGCCGACTAAAGTCCATTCCAGCACGCCAATTATGAATTCCATATTTACTGACTCCGTAGGCCATAACCTTGGCTTCTTCTTCCAAGGCTGTACGCGAGATCAAGCCGAGCGGCGGCTTGCCAGCGTCGAACTTGACCGCGCAGTTCTCGGCGATGAGTGGTTTCTTCGCAGCCATCACTCACCTCCCAAGAACTTGAGGATGTTGATCGTGCTCAGTGCTTGTGCCTTGGCGTCGGCCAGTGCTGAGTGCTTGACGGTGGCGTCAACCTTCAGCTCACCATAGGTCTTCTTCGGCAGCAGGTTCTTGAGCGTGCGGTAGTCCATCTTGGACCAGTATTGCCACGGCTCTGTGACACCGACTGCCTTGCAGGCAGAAGCGATGATCGGGAAGTCGAAATCGGCGCCGTTGCACCAGACTTGTTTACCCTTCCAATCGAATGCGCCGTGAAGCTTAACAATCGCCTCGTCCAACGGCACACCCTTGCGCTTGAGCAGCTCCTTACGAGCGTCGTCACTCTGACCGAGCCACCACATCACTGTGGATGCGTCGATGACCAGACCGTGATCGGTACAGGACTGCGGGTCAATGAAGACCTCGAACTCCTTACCGAGTTTCTCGCCGTCGAACTCAACGGCGGCGATGGATAAAATTACAGAATTCGAGGACGTGCCTAACGTCTCGATGTCGAGCATCAATGATTGCATTTACTGTTTCTCCGATTATTTGCTTGTTGTTTATAAGTTGCCCAGCGGCAATTTGATTTTTTGTAATCACCGTTGTTATTTATTCTGTCAAGAGTCAAGTCTTTAGGAGGGTCACCCATATCGCGATAAAAATTCTCGAAAGATAACCACTCATTACAAACTGTAATCCCTCGACCGCCATAATCTTTATATGCGGGGCAGTTACTGTCTGTGCAGCGTTGAATCATATTTGCCCAACGCATATACAGCTTGGAGTTGGTCATGCCATGGGTAATGTTCTGATCATTATTTAATTTTAAACAGCCGCATGATTTACTATGACCGTTTAGCAAATTACTAACTGATGTAAGGTGCCAAACTCCACAATCACATTTACAAACCCATCTGTATCTTGAACTGACAATGTCATAAGTCGTGATCGCCGTGAGTAAACCAAACTTTTCACCTGTTATATCTTTCATGCTGCCCTCGTGCGCTGTCCTCGTGTGTTGTTATAGGTTCCGCTTACCGCGTGCGGAGACATCTTCCGACCCAAGTCTTAGGGTCTAATTGTCGGACTTACAGACCCTAGCCCTGTTACGGGCCTAATCCCGAGTGCCGCACTGGCCAGCTTGGCCAAGGCTAGGGTCTGTAAGTGCTGGTTTTGATCAGACCAGCAACTGTGCTCTTTACGCTACTGCTGCGTCGAGAGCCTTTTGTGCTTTGGCTAAAACAGCCTCCGCAGCCTTGACCAGCTTGCCTTGCTCCTTGTCTTCCAGAGCGCGAGCTTTGGCGACGGTCTTGGCTTGAGCAGCCAAGTCCTTGGTAACAGCTTGAGCGGTCTTCAGCTCGGCTTTGAGGTTTGCAACAACGGCTTTCTTTTCAGCCGGGGTAAGTACAACTGAGGATTTGCGGGCCATGATGGCTCCTTTCTAACGGGGTTGGATTAACTACGAATAAACTCTTTGCGAGCACGTTGCCGGGCTTCGCGGTACAACTTGTCGAGGAAAGATTTGCGCCTTGCTGATGCTTCCTCTAAAGCAATCATTTGCTTAATTTCAGAGTCCGTCAGACTCGGCAATAAATCGACGAGACGACGGACGCTGACTAGCGCTTCAGAAATGCGCCACTGGTTAAGCACGACGCTTCACTGGAGCTTTCAACGAACCCTTCTTGGGGGCATCGTTGGCCGCTTTAAACGCTGACACGTCAGGCTCTTGCTGCAAGCGCTCGGCAGCTTCACCGAGACGGGACTCAACCATGCCGATAAAGCCGTCATCCTCGATGAGTTGAGGATCACTGAACACAGCCACGTCGTGTTTGAATGTTGGGTTACACTCAACGTGGGTGGCCACCTCGTACGGCATCTTGCCACCACGTACAACACCCGTCATATAAGAGCTGAAACCCTTAACGGCGGTCGGTGAGATGTCGAGGATGGCGAACGGCGTGTCTTCACCTGCATCACGCGGCAGTACAGCGATGAGACAGCGGTTCTGACAAGCCTTGCCCTTGCCTGACGAGCCGAACTCGTTGGCCCAGCAGCCCGCACATGCGTCATCCTGCTTGTCGGGAGAGTTCGCAGACGGCACCATCGTCTTCTGCTCGACATTAATCGAGAAGCAGTTCGGCGGAACCATGTTGTCCTTGTCATACGCGCCTTCGTAGTACGTGTTGTAGAACACGAAGTCGACAACGATCACATCAAGGAAATCAAGCGTGTCGCCGGAAGGCAGCTTGAATTGCTTGTTACTGATCTTGATCTTGTCACCGGTTGGCGCCAAGAGTCGCGCACGCAGTTTGTCGAGCGCTTCTTGTTGCGAACCTGAAACGAGTGCGCCGCCTTTCGGCTTGGCTTTTACAACAGATGTTTTGGCAGTTGCCATGTGTTTCTCCTTAGAGTTTGTAAGATTACTTGGCAGCCGTTAGGCTGAGGGTCTTCTTGTGGAAGGGTGTGACGCCATTCTTCTCCATCCACGCTTCACCCTTGAGTTCAAGGGCTTCACGGAAGGCGGGGGCGTTAGGCGCACGGTTAAGCAGGTGAAACCAGCCATTCTTTTTGATCATCGCGTAGAACTTGTCCCAGTCTTGTACGTCCGGGACAATAGCTTCGATGATACTGACAGTGCCAAGTTTACCCTTGGCACCTGTAATGCCTTGTGCCTCAAGGGTTTCCATTACTTCAGTTTCGATGGCTTTGTAATCAGCTTCAAGTTGCTTTGTAATTACAGCGTTGGCCGTTTTCGCAGCACGGGCTTTCGCCAGCTTGTCGATAAGCGCGCCGGGGTTAGGGGCTTTTGTTGTCATACGTTTCCTCGTGCACTAAGTTGTTACGTTTTGTTGAAAAGATTGTATCAGAGTCCGTCAGATTACAACACCAATATCTGAAAGAATTTGATGTGCTTCACCGACGTACCAGTCAATATCGAGATCAGTCGGTAGCGTGTCGGGCAAGGTCATGCAGACCCTCGCGCCTTCTGTCTTGGGAACCTTGTTGCCTGATCCGATATAACTGATGGGTGGCATCGACTGGGTCGTCATGTACCACCGAGCGACGCGACCGAAGGGTACACCGCCACTGAAGGCTTCAAACGGTTTAGGGCGCGACTTGCGGGTTACATACTTGCCTGTCGAGGGTGATTGCCACAAATTCTCCTTAGTGCCGTAGTCTTCAGCTAGTTCCCAGTCGTCGACCAACTCCATCTTCTTGTGCTGCACGCCACCACCCTTAACGTTGCGTATCGCCATGAAGTCTTCAGGCTTGTCACAGGTCTGAACGTACTCGGCAATGTCTGCACCGTCACGCAGGTAAGCTACGACTGCGTCAGAGCAGACCTGCATCGTTGGGTTCTTCATAAGGCCTGCGTCTGCATACAGCCCTTTGGTCTTAGCCTTGCCGTCTGTGGTGATGGCTATGTAGTTGTTCACGTCCTTCATAGCCATCTTGCGATACGGTGTCTCTTCGTACTCGAAACCCGTGCGCTTGGCATTACGAGCGAACACGTCTAACACAGCCTGCCGTTGTGCAGGCGGGTAAGCCACCAGCACACCGTCTGTGTTCGCTGAGTCGACACGCACATCCTTCAACTTCTCCAACTCGTCGATGACACAGAGCAGGTTGAGCTGACCCGTGATGGTCACAGCAATAAGCAGGTCGGGGCTGTAGAACGCACAGTAGATGCTACCCAGCTTACCGAACGTGCCATTAAGCGTAATTTTTAGACTATTTGAAATTCCTTGCTGTTGTTTATACTCAGCCTTCAATTCAGATAGTTGTTTTTCCAATGTAAGGCGCTCTTGCGTTGAGAGCTTCTTGAATGGTTTGGTAGTTACCGATTGATTTTCTTTTGCCATGAATTGTCACCCGCACTTGATATTTACCATCACGAGTACGAATTCCTGCGTACCCAGTTTCTGAAGTTCGATACAGTCGCTTGTTCGAGTTCTGCTCTTTTCGAGTCGACCATTTGCAATTAGCGGGTGAGTAACCCAAGTCATTATTTATTCTGTCAATAGAATGATTGTCACTTGGTTTAATACCCATGTCTTCGACAAAGTTTTTGAAATGAAACCAACGCTGACAGACAAAGATCCCTCGACCACCATAATCAGCATAGTTAGGTGCTTTTGGATTACTACATCGTGAAAGCATGTTTGCCCATGTGTAATACAAAGGATGTTTTCGCGGAGCAAACCCTTCAACGAGTTCGCCTCTTGGGTGGTATGTTCTAGCCATTGGCCAATCTCTTTTCGATTTCAGAAATCTGTCGTTTGATTTCTCCTGCTCGACGTTTTGCTGCCATACGCCGGTCGTAGATCATCCGGTACTCATCAAGGAAGAGCTGACCCTTGTTACCGCCGAGGCGAGGGATTAGGCCTGCTTTCATCATGATGTTCGGATAGTACGAAGCAACGTCGAAGTCCGAGAGGAGGAGGCTCTCGGACGCTTCGAGGTGAAGCCGTTTGTCGTGCTGGCTATGTAGCCCACCCAGTCCGACCTTATACAAACCACTGCCAACCTTGATCGGTTCCTTCATCCACTCAGCTTCAACGGGCGAGCCGTTGCCGCGATTGATGGCGAAGCACTCGTTCTCGAATGCATAGATCAATGCTTTGAGTGCCTTGCTGCGCGTCTTGATGAACGACGGCGCTTTGTACTCAACATAGTTGGGTACCTGCTTGTCTTGGTTGCTGATGCCAACTTCTTGTTTGAGAATGGCTTCGGCAATCTGTGCGTCAGACTTACTACGGAAGTCGAGGTTGTACTCAACGCCCATGACTTCACGCAGCTCGATCTCAGTCGACAGCTTCTTGAACAACGCCTCAGTCACGTCACAGTCGTTGTGGCAGTAGTCCTCAACGATCTTGCGTTTCTTAGGCGTGTCGATCTCATCGTCGTGATGGAACGGCATATCGACCATGCTTGGGAACGCCATGCGCCCAGCGTAAGTCTTAAGTGAGACCATCACGCCGGGGGCGGTTTCGATCAGATCAATATGGTCATAGTTCAGATAGTCGAGGTTGTACTGGCGGTATGTCTGCCAGCTACGCATCTCGTTGTCGATGATCTCAGTGGCTATCTTCTTCAGATCTTCTTCGTCGTAGCCCATGACTGCGGCGGCAACGAGAGGTTGATCGAAGTTCGTACCATTGAAGCTGACCCACGTGTGGCCTTGGGTCAACATCTTTTCAAGCTTGGCTGTGTGCCCACGCTTATCGTGCCAAAAGGTAAAGCGCTCACCGGTCTCAACGACCTTAGCGCATGTAAGAAACACGGGTTTCCGTAAGCCAAGAATTTCCGTGTCGAAAACTATGTGCATAGAACCTCCTTACATCGGGTGAGTGCTTCTTTGTATCTGGCATACGCATCCTTTGGCGGGTCGCCCGTATAGTCGTCAATCACCTCTTTGGCCGCGATAAGCGCAGTGCGGAGTTCCTCCAGCGCCGCCTCTTGGTTGCGGATGATGTTGTTAGCGTACTCAATCTCTCGCGCCTGAGATTCGATCTTCCTCTCAAGTGCAGAAATCTCTGACAACACCCAAGGTGCAGCCTCTACGTTTCCACGTACTCGTTCAAGTAATCTCATGCTCCCTCCTTCTGCGTCATTGCTGCGTCGATGTCGTCGTCAAGTATCGTGCAGTAAGCATCACCAAGGTCTTTACGGCGTGCAAAGGTCATTGTGTCCTTCCCCGTCATGCGGGGACGTAGCCAGCGATACCGTTCAGCGTCCTTCTTGCAATCACGCAGCCGAGCCTCCGCCTCAGCCTCTCGCTCGGCAAGCTCTCCAACTACGGTATTCAACTGCTCGTTCTGATTGCTCCACTTCTTTACCCAGTGGTCTAGGTCAGCGCGGAGGATTGATACCTGCGCTTCAAGGTGCGCGTTGGTGTTTATGTACTCATTCATTTCAATTCCTCCGATTCGACTAGGGGCAGGGCGATTAGCTCATAACCGATATTGTCGCGGTCATCAAAACCTACCTGCTCTGGCGTGTATGCTGCATTAGTCTCGTTGCTAAAGTACGCAACAACCTCGCTCTCCGTTTCAACCGCTTTGAGCAGGGCGTTGGCGAAGCCATAAAACATTGTGCTGTTAATACACGGGTATGTTGCCGTCGCAAATGAGATTTGGTTCTCTCCTGCAACTTTTTTAATCAACTCATCAAACCGTTTTTTGCTAATCATTTTTCAATCCCTTCAGGCAAACGATAAAGTTTCTCAACTTTGTTCTCACCAACAAACTCAAGCTCATTTAGTAGCGCGAGATAGCCATGTTCAAACATATAAAACCCGTTTTCATTTTCACGCTTGATGGCATTACACATATCTTGATCACCACCGTAGAGTTTGAACATTTCATTGATATAGGCGTTGAAAGATTCACGAATTTTTTGCTCAGTTGAATTCATTTCTTTCCCTTGTATTCAGAATCACCCTCAATGGTTTTCTTGAAGCCAACATTACCGGCAATGTGATAAACCACTATGCCCTCTGGTTTCATAAACCCCGGTGCAGCTTTGCTACCATAAGTACGCAACAAATAAAGGGCTGCGTCTGTAGCATCAGTGCTGAACTCCCCTTGATACAAGATAGGAACCAGTGAGCAACACTCAGGCAATACCCCCTGCATTTTCACAATGCGTGGATCAGCAGTAGGAATCTGTGCTGGTTCTTTGTCATGCTCCACCCATCGTAAGGTGTTAAACAAGCTGAATCGCTTCTCAGTCAGTCCGTACTTACGCTGAATGCCTTGACCCCACCATTCTCCAAAGTGTCGTCCTGGGCCTAGCGTTAGCAGTTCTTGATAATGCTCATGACACCATTTAGCAAACCCATGGTTATCATCACTTGGTGTGATCCAACGGGTACGACTACCTACAAGCATCAAACCATCTTCAGCAATGAAGATCTGTCCGTTGGTGCCATCAATTTTTTCACTGATGACACACTCACGGCTCAATCGAGCCATCTTAGGAAACTCTTTAAATTCCATTTTCATTCTCCAAAATTAACACCCTTCCACCCCAACCGCCGCCACGATTCCAAGACCATCGTCAACAAAAGATCAGCGCGGCAATACGGCCATGTTTAAAGAGGGCGCGACGCTCTGTCGCGGTAGGGTGAAATCAGATCTTTTCGCCGGTGTGGTAAATACCGCAGAGGTACACGTCTTTGCCAATGATTACAGGCTTACCTGTGTTGTCGCTCAGGCACGAGGTGAGGACCACCTCAAGCGCCTGTGTGTACGCAATGTCTTCAGCGTCTTTCTTCTGCATGTAGGCAATGACGCACAGCAGAATGAGTATGTAAATTGCGTCCTTGATCATGTCAACTCCGCAAGTAGCGCTGCCATATTAATTTTTTTGGCTTCCAAAGCTGCGTAGACTTTTTCGTCAATCGTACCTTCTGCGATGATGACAATCGTTTCTGTCTTTTTGGATTGACCAATACGATGAATACGTTTGAGACCTTGCAAAAAGTGTTCGAGGTTATATGTCGGTGATACCCAAATGGTCGCCGTGCCTTTGGTGAGCGTGAGGCCATGGCCAGCTGACGCGGGGTGTGCAAAAAGAACCTGGTACTTACCCGCTTGGAAGTCTGTAGCACTTTCCGGATGATCCGGGTTCCACGTCGTGTGTGGAATCTTCCGGGCCTTCGCTTCTTTGACAAGTTCATTGAGTTGGTGCTCCCATTGGTAAAAGACAACGGTGTGGTCACGCGCTTCGACGAGGTCAAGCGCTAGGTCATAGCGATCATTCGCAAGATACGAATATCCTCCGTCGTCGTTGTAGACTGCGCCACTAGCCGCTTGAAGAAGCTTCTGCGCAAGAACAGCTGCGTTGACCGCTGTGATGGTGGTCTCGCGCAGGACCGCCAAGGACGAGTCTCGTAGCTCGTTGTACACGTCCAAGTGCTTGGTCGTGAGGGCGATAGGTACTGCATATTTATGGTTCTCCGGGATGTCGACGCAGTCTTCAAACTTGTGACGAATCACAATGTCTGAGATCAGCGCGCCGATCTGAAGCTCGATACCGGGCTTGTCGACCCAGTTGAGGTGCGCGGTTGACGGACCAACCTGCTCAGGGGTACAGCAGGCCGAGCGGAAGGCGAAGAACGACTTGCCTACGCGCTTGCCGTCGTCAAGCAGGAACATCTGGTGCCACAGGTCACAGACACCGTTGCTCGTCGGTGTACCTGACATGAGTCGGCGCCAATCGAAGTTCTTTATAAGCTTAGCCAACGCTTTGCTACGCTGACTGGTGTGATGTTTGAAGGCTGTCGACTCGTCGACGACGATGCGCCCGAACTTCTTCCAGAACCCTTTAGGATACTTGAGCAGCTCTTTTACACCGTCGACGTTGAGCACGTAGACATCAGCCTTGGCACCTAGCGCCTCAGCTCGGTTCTTAGCGTAGGCGCAACTGACCGTGAGGTGTGGGGCGAACTTCTTGATGTCGTTCTCCCACGCAGCACGCATGAGGGACTTAGGACAGACGACGAGCATAGCCCTGCCGTCTTTCTTGTGTTGACGCGCAAAGTCTTTGATCTCGACGTAGGTCTTGCCAGTGCCGGGATCTGACATATCGAACACTGACTTCTTTGGTGCCATGAACTTCAGGCTCTGCGTCTGATGCTTCATTTCAGTGAGCTTCATTGTGGCTCCTGATAAATTTAATCACGGTTGAGACGTACCACTCTCGGTTATGCCGCTTGTGAGTTAGTACGAAGTCAGCAACTGGGTGAGCCCCTCTATCCAACCAAGACTCCAGCGTTGTAGCGCTGACTTTATAAAGCCCCACTAAATCTCTGAAGTTCATTGCTGATTTCTTGTTAATTTCAAATAACCAGCTTGGTAAGTCGATTTGTTTTTTCACAAAAACCTCGCAGCTTTCTTAGCGAACTCCACACTGAGCTTCACCTCTGGCAGAGTGCTTACGACTTTGTTAGAGCCAAGGACGTTACTCGGGTCAATACCGAACTTGCAGTCACCCTGTTTGTGCGGGGCATACGGACAATACTTACAGCTGTAGATGTTCGGGTTTGGCTTGAACTCAGTCTCGGTGGTCATGGCGATGCCACGCTTGTCAAACAAACGAAGATATTTCAAAAGTTGACTACGCTTCATGGTGAAGGTGGCCAGCTCGTTCTGGTCGAAGTACCACAGCTCGCAGGTGACGCGCTCAACGTCCGGGTAGCGTAGCAGTGCAGTCACAGCGTAAAGCTGGAGCTGCTCAGCATGCTTTATTTCATTTCCAAATCGTTTGCCGGTTTTGTAGTCAATGACCACAGCATGACTTGGATCAAGGAAGCATACTGCGTCGCATTTAAGCCTGAGCCATGCGGCTCGCCAGTCAGTAACGACCCACGCGGAACTAAAGCCCCATTCTTGCTCGCAAACCACACGCCCCTCGGCATAGTGGGCGGCAAGAGCCGTGAGGTCGTCTTTGAAGAACCGGAGGTTGTTCGTGAATGGAGATTTACCACAGACATAATCTTCTGCCTCTTGGTGAATGGCCGTACCACGATCAGCTGCGGTCTTCGGTTGAAGATCGGGGATGCGGTCCAAACGTGCGAGCTTGCTGTGATACTTGCACGACTCAAACACGCTTAAAGAACTGAAACTCCAGCTCGTGATACGACCTTTGCTCATGATTACTTACCCTTGAAAATCGCGTGTAGCGTGGCGTTAAGGAACTGCTCTTTCAGAGCGCGTTCGAGTTGAGTAAACGCCTCATCTTCTTCGGGTGAGCAGCCGTTGCAACCTTCACACTTCTGCTCGGCCTCATCCGCTTGAGCGGCGTCAAAGTTCTCAAGCTCTTCAACGAAGATCGTTGAGGCCCATAGGGCATCGTTACTGATTTCTCTTACAAACGGCTTGCTAACACCGTCCTCGCCATACTCTTGAGTCATGGCGTTAATAAACAGACGGGTTGCCACAGCGTTGCGTAATTGGGTATTCATTTGACCATCCTCATTGATTTCAATTTAAGTTTCGGTTTAAGAACTTCTTCGTAAAACTCTTCGCTGACGTGCCACTCAACGTCAATACCGTAAGTCTTTTGGTTGTTGCGGCGAATCTGCTTGGTGTCGATCCCGTGATGACGCAGCAAGCTGGTGAACTTGCCGGGGGCAGAGGACAGCTGCCCGACGTGATACTGGATAAGGATGTACATCTCATCACGAGAAAGACGGTTCTTTGGCTCGTTCACCACATCATGAAGCAAGCGCTTCATGAGGGTGATATAAGCCGTAGCGTCAGCAGTAACGCTGTTGGTAATAGGCGACTCGCGCACTACCTGCTCGTCGGGCATGGAGTACCAGAGTGCTTCAAAATCACCCTCTACGATCCAGCGGCAAGTTTCGTCAATAGACGTGACACCAAGTTGCTGGATGCGCGTTCTTGCTTCTGTTTGGATAATTTGATTTGCACGTTCTGCGTCCGCTTTGTGCGCGAGCAAGAAGCTCGCAAATGCTTCAAGTTCGTTTTCAATGGCTTCATCTCCCGGATAGTTCAGCCGTAAGCGCTGGTAGTTACCGCAGTTGTAACGACGGTCACTAGCCTCGATGTGCACGGGCTGAGGTTTATTGGACGCGAACAGGAAGCTCGCATAGTTGTCAGTCCACACCGCTGTCTGCCGCATCTGACGAAACGGCACCTTGGGCTCAGTGATGTACTGTTTGAGTTTGGCGCTGATGCGCCCCTTGTCTTTGAAGTCGTCAACGTCAACTTCCTCGACCATGATGAACTGCTTGTTTTGCAGCCAGCCGTTGAAGCCTTCTTCGATGTTCTGCACCTGTGCAGCGAAGACGTTCTGGTGACCAAACAACGGCAGGATGATCTTGTTGAACAAGGAGCCCTTGCCTGTGTTCTTCACACAGAAACCATTGGCCACATAGTTGTGATACGGAGCTTTCATGGTCATGTCGTAAGTCATTTCCTCACAATCTTCTGTTATGGAAACAATTGACACTTCTTTGGTCAAAATAGTACCCAGACCGGTTTCTTTAGCGTGATGCTTGTCGTGATCGAGTTTGTCGATGGTTGTTAAATTGCCAAGCTCATCGTTGGTGCAATCTTCATCAATATGGTGAACAATCAAATCATCACTGAGATAAGTAAGTTTTGACGCTGTTATTGGATCGTTACGCAAAACATCAATGAATTGATCCAGCGACATGTTGTTCATCCATGCTTCCCAAACAAGACGTGCTTTGTGAGAACGCTTGTAGTTCTTGCCATTGATGATGTGTTGCCAAGCGTGTGGATGATGTTGGATTGAATAAATTGTCACGCGCTTTTTATTACGACCTTTAGGGTGGCGTATGTGGGCTAGCGCATCACCGCGACGAAGAACTTTATCACCCAGTTTTAAATCGCACAGAGGTGTGAACGAACCGTCTGGGCGCATAAATGGATGTTTGTGCGTCACACGAATCAAACCACCATCGCTGGACACAACGCGATAAATCATTTTTACACCTGATTCGACGATGCTTAAAATTTCGCTGTAGCCAACAGTGAATTCATCTTTAACGCACTGTGCGTAAACAGGCTTGGTTGTATTCCAAGTACGGCCTTTTCCTGTGCCGAGTTGATAGGTGCCGTTGAATTTTTCAAAGGCTGTTTTGATACTGACCGGGCGACCTGATTTCTTTTGCTGATGAAAATTGATCTCTGTGTCACCAGCCAAGCATCCCTGGATACCTTGCAACACCCACGCGGTTATAGGGTGGTTGGCGGTACCTTTGCGCTTGAATACGACAGCAAACCAGTTAATAAAATGCTCATACAACTTGGCATTTTCTGGTGATCCGTCATTGATTCCAAGCAGGTGCTTAATGAGGTACTCGATTTTTGGGAAGCGTGCTTTTGCGTCTGGTTCGAGGTCGTAGTACGGGCTCGAAATGAAGGTGTTAATGACGTGATTCTCGGCATCCACCCGGTAGCTCGCCAGAGGGTCGTACCGCATGTCCCACACTGGGATGTAGTCACCAATAACACGACCGTGACTACGCATCCAATGATCAAGTTGCGTTTCGTTACGCGCACGATGTAGCTCCAGATTACCCGTGTTAGGGTTCCACAGACCGTTGAAATACTCAGCGGTCTTCATGTCACGGAAGGCAAGGATGAGGTCACCTTCCTCTGTCGGTGTCGCAGTCAGCGCTTGACGCGCTTCCATGAGTTCTGCGTAGTACGCAGGTAACAGCTCCTTGGTCTTGTACCAAGCATCTGCCTTGAAGTCATGGATCAGCTCAAAGCTGTCACGATGATGCCAATATGCCCAGCTATCACCGCCGTTGATATTAAGACGTACATAATCACCAGTCTCTTTAATCCCGGTGACACTACATACGTCTGGCTTGTTCTGTACCTCGCAAGTGCCGACCCATGAGGTCTTGGCAAGCCTGGAAGGGAGGTCTTCTCCTTTGCGTAGTTCATTGAGCAACTTCCTCTCTGCAAGTTTGAGTGCGTTGATGTGGGCGCCGCCAATGCGGTCAACAGGCATAGCGGGGATCTTCTTTGGACACAGCTCGATGCGTGTCGTTAGTGGATCCTTCATCCCCCTGAACCCCGGTGGTGCGATGTACAGCAGCTTGTCGTTCTGACAAGTGGTGATGTCCAACGGCCAGCTCAACATCATCTTGCTGCGAGACAAGTGAATGTCGTCGCGCAGGTACTTGAGGTTGATGTCCATGAGCCACGCTTTGAGATCCGGTGCGCTGACGGGCTTAGTCAGCAACATGAAGACGTGGGCACTGAGTGTGCCCTCGGTGTCAGGCATACCCTGACTGGCGCTGTACTGGAGGACGTAGGACACGTCCCCCAGACCTATACGGTTGAGTGTGTCGTCGATACTGGGCGACTCGTGCCTGTCGAAATCAAGACAGACCCAGCTGCTTGCATCGTCTGTCTTGGTGGTGCCACGCCTTGACTCTTTCATCAGAGGGCGTGAGAGCAGGCCTTTGAGTAGGCAATGCCCTTGAGCTGCGTGTTGCTTGATAGCAGCGTAGAACTCTGCTGCTGTGGCGATGTCTTCATCGAAGCTGCTAACAGCTTCAACGAGTGGGTACGCGTCTTTGGTAATAGCGCCTGACTTTTCAAGCGCGAACGACTTTGTTAGGGGCACGGATGCCCCAAGGAAATGAATCAACATATAGGAATACCTCAGTGAGCGCTGCCCTTGACCTCGCAGCGTGAGGGTCAGATTACCGCAGAGTTCGTCAGAGTGGCAAGCGAGTTATCCACAGATGTCAGCTATTTGTACTGATAATGAGGTGAACTTCTTCCATCAGTGCCATGAGCTGAGGGAGGCGTTCTTTGGTCAAGTCGCCTCGGCTGACAAGGTGCTTCGGGATGATGATGTGGCGCTTGAACAGGTAGGCCAGTAGGTCAAACTCTTCTTGATTTTCAAGGTTGATGGTTAAGGTGCGTGGCGTAAAACGAGGTACTTCGGTTAAGGCAACGTGCATTGTGATGCTCCAAATGAAAGGCACCACGCAGGTTGCGCAGTGCCATGAGGTTTAAACGGGTGTGTGCTCGCCCTGTACGGAGCCAAGCGGCTTTAATAACAGCATGTAGCTCACCTCCTTCGCGTGGCCCATAGTAGAGGCCGTGAAAAATAAAACACCGCACACAGGCTGGAGTCCTGTGCGCGGTGAGTGTTACAACAAGGTTGAAATCCAATCAAAAAGCATAGCTATGGCGAAGATGATCGCCAGCACAGCATTAAGTAAACCAATCGGGACGAGGATTTTGCCTACGTCCCAGTCATACCATTTATACCATTTCATACTGACTCCTTCGCTGCCTTAGCCAAGGCACGCTTGGCCTTGGCCTTAGCCGCTTTATCCTTCAGATCAGCGTCGACAGCTGCGACGCGTGCGTCCTCAGCCTCACGAGCGAGGCGTTCGGGGCTCTTGATTGTAACTGTCACACGGTTCACAGGTACAGTCGCCATAGCACCAAGATCCACCTCGTCCATACAGGCGTCGAGGTCAGCGTCAACCGCAGCCTCGTCGGCTGCTGCAATGCGCAACTCTTCGTCGATGGCCTTGTTCTCGGCGTCCATCTTGGCCCACGAGATACCCACCTCAGTGCCGATGCGCTTGATCTCAGCCATGAGCTGCTGCCCTTCGGCTATGGCCGTGACGCGGTAGCTCTTGTCGAGCACGCGCTGCAACTCCTCGGTAGCTTTAACAATGGGCTGCACGCAGCGGTCGAGTAGGCCCTCGACGACGTAGTCGTACTCGTCGAAGTCGACCAGCTCTTCGTCTTGGTAGGTTGAGCCGTCGAAGAGCAGCTCATCGCTGCGGTTGCAGATGAAGTACACCTCGTCAATCAGAGCCCGCTGCTCGCGGTGCTTCTGCTGAGCAGCTTCATACATCGCAGTATAGAGCTGGACGTAGCGAGACTTCACGTTCGCTGCCGAGCACTTGCCTGATCGGCGCTCGACCTTGACACGGTCGCGTGCGAGCTTCTGGATGCCTTCGAGGTTGACTTCCTCGTCGAGACGCAGGCACTGGTTGATGGCGCCCATGCCCACCTCGTTGTCACCAACTTGACGGTTGAAGTGGCGCAGGTTCGCACACTTCGTCTTGAGCTGGTCAAGTCGGTCGCTGTTAAACAGCGGATCCGACTCAAGCTGCGGCATGCGTGCTAGCACGGCTGCTGCGTTGATGAGAGACCAGCTGAACGGGCTGGTCAACGTGAAGCCTAGGTTTGCACGCTTGATCAACGGGTGAGCCAGGGTGGACTGGAGGCGTGAGACGATGCTGAATACGTTGTTTGCGTTCATGGTGAAACTCCTTGAGTGATGTAGCGCGGAAGTGGCTACGCGCAAGAAAACAAATAAGTAGCCCCGCGCACGAGGCGCAGGGCTGTGGTGTTAGTGCATCGACGCGTAACGGAACTTGTCGATGTTAGGTTCAGGCTCGTACTTGCTCGGACGCTCGGCTTCCATCGACTTACGTCGATAGCTACCTTCAGAGCTGAGTGGCGCGTTGTCACGCCAATCTGCGTCTCCACGATTACGGGCGACTATTTCGTCGAGGCTGAGTTGTTCTGTTGGCCACATGTTTGTTTCTCCAGTTTGTGCAAGCACGGCGTGCTCGCTACACAAAAGAAAACAAACGCCACCTCGAAAGAGGTGGCGAGTGTCTGAGTGGTTAGTTCTTAGAGCGGAACAACAGAGGCAGGATGACACCTGCCAAGAGGGCTGCGACAGTAGCCGCAAAGCCACCGTTCATGGTGCCGCCGTGCAGCTTGAAGACCAACCAGAACACGGAGGCTTCCATGAAGAAGCCGAGGAACCGGCCTGTCTTGATCTTCCAGACCATGCTGAAGATGCCTAGGAAGATAATGCATCCATAAATGAGTGGCTCAAACGAGCCGTGGAGGAGAGTCATGTTCATGATCAGCAGTCCGCAAAAGTGTGACGTTTGATGTAAAACTTAACCTCTTCGAGGTTTGCTACGTTCTCGCCAACAATGTCGAGACAACCCTCACGGGTACGACATGTGTAGTGCACAGCTCCGCGTACTGGATACACAATAGTGAGTACCCAATAGCGAGACGCTTCGATCTCGGCTGCGTACTCAGCGCATTTAGCAACGCACTCTTGAATGTGATCAATATCAGATTGGTTCATTTCGTTTCTCCAGTTGTGATCGACGAGCGTCGACCTTCACAAAAGAAAACAAGCGCCATCCCGAAAGGGATGGCGGAAAGAACTAGGCTGCTTTGAGGGCGCTTCGCGCATCGTTTAGCGTGGCTATGAAAGCATCTTTCATCATCCCACCAACCTTTGGATGCTTGAGCAGGTCGTTGCGAAACAACCTAGCCTCGTCCAAGGTATCGAATATCTTACGGATGCGCTCACCCTCCACTTGGAGCGTTACGCGGTAAGCGCCACTCGCCAGCTGTTCAATGTTCTGAGCTTTGAACGTAGGGGCTAGCTTTGCAGCAGCCTTGTTGAACTTCACTAAGAAGGCTTGATATAGCTCCTCCACGTATATGACTGGGTCGGTCATGTCGATCTCATCGCTCAGCCATTGTGTGTAGAACTCTTCGTACAACAGACGCTCCCACTCAGGCGTGAGTGGAAACTCATGAGCGTTCTCAAGTAAGAGCTTGGTAATAGAGAATTGCATGTCAATGTCCTCAAAAAGTTGTACCAGTTTGTACCAAGGAGTTTTGGTACAAACAGCTAAAAAACAGAGTTATCCACAGGCATGGGAGCCATCAAAGTTATCCACAGGTTAGCGAAAAAGTTATCCACAGGCCTACAGACGTATATGAAGACTCCCACGGTCAAATCGGTACAGCTTGGTACAGGTTTGGTACAGGTTTGGTACAAATAAGGACAATAGCATGTATATGATTTATATACGTTTATTAGTATTAAACGTAATATATACAGACCATATTGATAATTTGTACCAATGTACCAGTGTTTTCCTTGTTTATGAAGGACGACGATCGACTCACAAGGGTCGTTGTCTTCCCTGACCAACATTGGTGGACCGCTCCACTTGTCCTCTGAAACCACGCAGCATTGGTGCAAGTGCTTGATTTCAAAGGGAAAAAATATCGGTACAAGCACTTATGACAGGTTCATCACGTTTTTTACGTGTTGTCATAAATGATTATGCCCTTTGGTTATGGCTCGGTGGGCGAACCCACCAACCCATTACCAAAAAACATTTTTATTGACGAGGCCCATAGTGCAACACACGGGTTAAGGTTTTGACCTTGGTGTTGCCGCCTTGGCTTTTCAACGCAGCTTGCTGCGCTATTGAGCCGTTGATTTTGAACTGGGTGCGTCGCGCAAGCGACGCACCCAGTGCCGTGTTAGCTCAGACCTAACCGAGCGGCCATCCGCTTGGCCTGCCGAGCGTGCTCAAGCGCGGCGGCTTGATGATATCCATCGCCAGCTGCGGATGCAGCGGCGCTGACGCGCCCTGCGATGCGGGTGCTGTCGGCAACCGTGTCAACGACACGGTTCTCGACGAATGTCGTGAGTCGGTCGATCAGCCCGATCTGGTTGCGCGGGTTGGCCTTGGAGGCAAGGTATTCGGCGATGAACTGCTCAGCCGAAGGAAGGGTTGCGACAGCAGCGGTGGTGTTGGTGTTAGCCATGGTTGAAAATCTCCAGTTTGTAGGCGAGGGAATCCTCGTCAACTACACAAAAGAAAACAAGCGCCAGCCCGAAAGGGCTGGCGAGTTATTCATTCGATAGTGACCTCGATCACTTCACACTCCACTACTTCGTAGATTGGTAGCATGATCAGCGCACCTTACAGATGACGCGATTGCCGCGCTGGATGAATTTGAACTTACGCGCTTGATCCCACGCGACCAGCTCTTTACAACGAGCTGTTGCTTCAGCAAAGGTGTCGTAGTCGTGGACACGTTCTTCGTCCGCGACATACGTCGTGCGTTGAGTCTTGGCTTCAGCCAAGACCTTCAACGATGAGAGTTCTGCGCGAAGGGCGGCGTTCTCTTCAGAGAGACGGCTGTTGATCTGTTCAAGTTCGATCTTGGTCATGGTGCTACTCCTTGTAAGAGGCGACATTGCCTATGCCCAAGAGAACAAGCGCTAGCCCGACAGGGATAGCGATCAACCACACGAGCGGAGTGCGATGTTGGGTGTGGGCTGACGAATGAGGGTGTTGTCGCGCAGCGACACAGCACGCAGTGCTGGGCTGTTGACTTTGGCGTTGCACAGCTTCATCGTGCAACGCTGCCTTTGACGTTGACGCCCCAAGAGTGGGGCGCAACGAACACACAGCCTTATCGTGTGTTCGTTGAGGGCTGAGCCTTTGACTTTGTTGCGGGTCTCGGGGTGCTAGCCCCGAGCGGGGTGTTGGGGCAGAGCCCCAAGGTCTACGCCTTTGCGTGCCTTTGCTGCGAGCCTGCGAGCACTAAGGGACTCCTTGTGAGTCGGAGAATCCGAATCCGAAGTGGGGTGGCCCGTTACGGGTTGGAGGGGGAGGGTACCAGCCCCGTAAATAGTTCTAAGTTTCTAAATTCCCCATACCCAGTTTTAAGTACCTAAGCGTCATGTAAACTTTCCTCCACCCACCCCCACTCTGACAAACTCTGAAACTCGTCTATAATATTTTTATATTTTTCCAAAAGAGACTATGACTGTGGCATCACGCGACGCAATCATCACCAACGCTCAACGCGAGAAGTCCATCGTGACCAAGCGTGAAGAGATTCAAGCTAAGCAGAAGGCCTACGCCGACGCGTTGGTGATGGGCGCGACCAAGAAAGATGCCGCGCTGGCTGCGGGCTACCACCCGTCGAGCATGTCAAATGTCCAGCGGCAGGAAGAGGTTCAACTGTTGGTCAACGAGGCGAGGTCAGAATTGCGGGACATATCTACGATCAAAAAGTTAGACGTGTTAGACATCATGATTGAGGCTATAGACATGGCCAGAACCCTTGCTGACCCTGCGCAGATGATCAACGGTGCGCGAGAGGTGGGTAGGATGATGGGTTTCTACGAGCCTGAGACAATCAAGATCGAGCATAACGTCAATCACAACGTCATGGCGACAAAGTTCAAGCAGATGACCGACGAGGAGCTGTATGCCATCGCCTCGAAACAGGCCAAAGTTGTCGAAGGGGTGACCCTTGAGCACTAAACCACTGACTGTCAAGGAGTTGAAAGCCCGTGAAAAACCACCAGTTCCTGTTGTGGTGCAGGAAGAACCTGCCAAACCTCCCGTTAAGCAGCGTGCAGCGCGAGTTGCTCCTCCGCCAGCTGAACCAAGCGTCGCCATTCCCCGTGGCAAGAATCAAGAGGCCATAAATGAGGCTTACGAGCTTCCTTACGACCCGCCGAGCTACCACTTTGCACCGAGTGATAACCCCGAGGTCGAGCTGGCTACTCGTGAGCTGTGTAGGCGCAAATTGTTGCCATTTATCCAGCGGTTTCGTCCGAAATACACGGCTGGTTGGGTCCATGAAGACATTTGCCGACGTATTGAGCGCTTTGTGGAGCAGGTTGAGCAGGGTCTGGAGCCTCGACTGCTCTTGATGATGCCGCCACGTAGCGGTAAGAGCGAGATCAGCTCCCGTCACACTCCCGGTTGGATACTTGGCAAGCACCCAGACTGGGAGATTATCGCTGCGAGCCACACTTCCAGCCTTTCCCTCTCATTTTCGAGGTACCTCCGCGATGTTATGCGCGATCCTGCTTATTCTGCTGTGTTTCCTGACGCTAAGCTTGATCCGTCTAGTCAGTCGGTTGAGAACTGGAACCTTACAAAAGGAGGTGGTTATCTTGCTGCTGGTGTTGGAACTGGTATCACAGGTCGTGGTGCTCACGTGCTACTTCTGGACGACTTGGTAAAGGACATCGAGGCGGCGGACTCCATAACGATCCGCGACAACACGTGGGAGTGGTACCTCTCTACTGCTTATACCCGTCTGGCACCGGGCGGCGGCGTGCTGGGGCTCATGTGCATGACTGGCGACACCCCTGTCCTCATGGCCGACGGCACCAGCCAGCGCCTCGACACTCTGAAGACCTCGGACAAGATTGCTACGTACAAGAACGGAGCGCTGAGTTCCTCTCGTGTAGCTGCTTTGAAGTCATGTGGTAGTGATTTTATTTACAAAATTACGACAACTTCTGGTAAAATCGTCAGAGCGAATCAGAGACACCCGTTTCTGACCATCGCACCTGACGGAGAGCTTGTATGGACAAGAGTGAAAAGCCTGACTACGGCCCACAGAATCGTGGCCTTGCAGGGAAGTGGGGTAAGTGGAAAGGTGTCACATGCTCAGCAGACGGGTGTGATAAAGCAGCTAAGTGTCGTGGGATGTGCGACATGCACTACCGCAGACAGAAGTGGGCTGACGGGCATCGCAACAAAGGAGATTCACCAGAATCCCAACGCAACGCTCGACTCAAACACCGCTACGGGATCACAGCTGCCGACTACGACGCCATGTACGCCAAACAAGATGGAAACTGCGCAATATGCGGAGCTGGGCGAGAGCGTCAACCAGAGCATTGGAAAGACAAACTCGCTGTTGACCATGACCACGACACTGGGAAAGTTCGCGGGTTGCTCTGCAACGACTGTAATGCGGGGATTGGACACCTTGGAACTGAGCGTGTGGCACTTGCCGCTGCAAAATACCTCGCAATTTACGGCAGAACAGATAGTTAGCATAGAGCTTGACGGCGAGGAGGAAGTTTTCGATGTTCAGGTGGATGACACAGAGAACTTCATCGCCAACGGTCTAGTTTCACACAACACATGGTGGCACGCTGACGACTGGGCGGGGAGGATACAGGAGGCGATGAACGCCGGTGACGGGGACAAGTTCGAGATCATCCGCTACCCGGCGATCAACGAGTACGGTGACGAGTTCATCCTGCCCGATGACAGCATTCAGGAGATCCCACCCGGTAATCCTGTCCCAGCAGGTTCCCGCCTGACGCGCTACATGGACACCGCCGTGCACCCGGCGCGTTACACCACCGAGGCCATGAAGCGGATCAAGAGGAATCTCACCGCTGGTGGCCAGAAGCGTGTGTGGGACGCGCTCTACCAGCAGAACCCCATACCTGACGAGGGTAACTTCTTCGGCAAGGAGATGTTCCGCTTCTACGGCTCTCAGCCAGACCACCGCGAGCTGTACATCTACCAAG